CCGTGATATAGTATATAAGGCTGCGCCTTATCGCTGCGCTTATGATGGCTGCGCCATCAATGGGTTGCACCCATCAAACCTGCGGTTGACTGACGTCTAATAACAACTGGGCAAGGCCGCAAGTGCGGAGAGCCGTATCAGAAGTGGCGTGAAACGCATGCAGATAACGAGGCGAGCAATAGCCATAGTACGCAAGACCGCCGAAACGAGCAGCAACTCTGGACTTTATACCAACAGATGAAGCCCAGTAGCAGTTGTCCCGTGTATAAAAACATTCTCCTGAATTATAATTTCCTCCCTTTTTACCCTTCCATCCGGTATAAGGGATACGATGTAAAACATGACCATCTCCTAAATTTTGGGTAGTTGCTATCTTCTTATATTTGGATTCAAAATCAAAAACCTCACCATTATTTATAGTAGACCTTTTCTCATATGTCCATTTCTTTTGATCTGGCTCTATATAAATATCAATAGTATTACCTATTCGAGTGACATTAGGATCATTTAAACAAGTCCCTACCTGTTCGTATCCTCCTCCACAATACCTAAAGACATCTCCAGACAAATTCATGCCATCGTACAAAGACATCCTTAAGATAACTTCCAAATCAAATTCTGCCGGTTCGTCATTTTCGTTTAAGGCCGATATGGTACCAGTCATTTCCTTAAACACAATAACATTCATATGACCTTCAACCATACTCTTGGCTCCCTGGACGTTCTTATACCAATATTTTCCTCCATAAAAATCGAACTCCAATCCTTCCTCTATTCCTGCCTCAAATGCAAAAGAAGCCGCCATCTGGCTTTCCATGCACTGTTCTTTAGGATATTCTGAATTTATGAGGTAAGAAAAATGAGTTTTTTTAGTAGGTTCATAATGTATAATAGAAGAATTTGTAGCCCATGATCCATACAACCATGTCTCTTCTCCTTTTTTACGATACTTTATACCTCCGTATTTGCGATAATTAACATCATTACCTCCTCCGGAGTTACTTGATATCCCTGATCCAAAAGTATCTGGATTAGCTAAGTATTTAGTACCGTACAGCATTTCAAGGTATATGATATAAGCATTCAAGGTCAAAAAACCACCTTCAGAAAAAGGATAAGAAGATTCAGGATCTACGTTATTAGCCCTCGAATACTTAGCTATATTGATTTGATCTACATCTTTGCATCTCGGATAAGTTCTTCCATTTAGAAACATTGTGCAGGCGTTACCAACTCCGGCTCCGGATTTACAATATGTTTCTCCTTCATACAAGAAAAAGAAAGATCTTGCCTTGGAGTCTACTGTACATACCGGTCCAGGAGATAAGGCTGTGGGAGGCAGCACAGGGCACGTCTGGCGCAGGTCAAGTCCGTCCAGCATAGGGACCGTGTCTGCGTCGTACACCCCAGACCATATTTTTCCACTTTTTCCAACTACTTTATCAGCTACATACAGGCTCTTGCTACATCCTAAGAATATGCTATAATTCTTTGAAGTAGTCTCCCAAGGTCTTAAAATCCTTACCTCTGATCCTGATACATTATAAAGTTTTTGACCAATACCATACTCTTCGTAAAAAGCCTTAGCGTCAAATGCTCCGGCATCACAATACTTATTTTTATGACCGTTATCCAAATACAGTTCCACATCGCATTCGGCTCTCATTTCCTCGGTTATACCCACCGTAGGAGCAAAATCTCCGTTTTCAAATCTAAGGAGATTATTCTTACGAAGCTTCCCGACCGGACGCACTTTATCTCCGGTATTTTGAGTCATGTCTATAAGGTAAAAATCCCAAGAAGGGAGAAGGCTTTTGTCGCCAACTGATTCCGTGGCTTCTGGAGGAAGCTGATCCTCAGCCCAAGCGGATGCCGATCCCGAAGCACCTTCTTTAAGAACGTTGAAAGTATTACCATCAGACAAAACAAAAGGCTCAGATTCCTCCCCTTTCTTCGATAAAAACTTTTCCCTTTTACCAACTTGATTAACGACTATGTTCTTCTTAGCCTTATTCCCTTCATCGGAAATAGTGTAATTCAAAGTCGTATCAAGACCTTCATTTATTTCAGAAAACACCGACACCAGTTTATCATTCTCACCTTCTGTCGGATTAAATTTTACGTTGCTCATTTTCAAAAATCAAATTTGCATTCATCAACAACAGGCTCGCATTTGGTATTTTCATTAACCCATTTCATGCCCTCTTCTTCCAGTATCTTCTTAGCCTTTTCATTGGCATCATCAACGCTAATGAAAGACGTTACGGTACCGGCGTATATCCTCCTGTATTTCTCAGGAGCCTTCCATCCTTCCTTACAACGTTTACTAAACCAACCATGTTGATCTTCGTTGTAATAAACGGTTTTACATACTCCAGATTCGTTAGCGGCAGCCTGCCCTTCTTGCTCAAGAATCTTCGCAGCTTCGTAGTTGGCTATTTCGGTACTAAACTTAGACCATACACGCCCGGCCTCTACCACGTGATGTGTGGGTTGTTCTTGTTTTTGACCATCAGGACAATCATTTTTAAAGAAATCCCCTTCCTGTCTTGTGTTATAATATACCTCGCAACAGCCACCTACTTTATTAGCATACAACGGACCTTCTTTCTCCGCAAACTCTTCCGCTTTCCTATCTGCATCATCCTGGCTTATATCCGAACAAAATTCAGCCTCATGAACGATAAACGTTTCTTCAGAACCAAGATCTTCCGGACAGTCAGATTTCTTGAAAGCTTTTCTGTATTCCTTGTTGTAATACATCTTTTTCATGACAAGATCTTATTAAGTTCTTCTTTAAATTTCTGAATCTCGTCCGGGCACAACCCGCATTCCCCTTCACATACGATTCTTCTCATACGATCTATTTTAAGAACCGTATCCATATCAGGCTTGATACCTACCTTATACTTATGATATTGTAGATACTGATCAGCCTTACATGCTATAAAACGATCAGCACACTCACATAAGTAAGATGAAGGGAAAAGAACTTGCTGTGTACTTCCGGTAGCTGACATATTATTTCACGGTAAAATACCTGGCGTATTCTTTATTTATGTATTCAGAATAAGTAGCAAGATCATCCGGATCCGGGCACTCGTTCTTCAAATTAACAATCCACCCTCTTACCAGCTTTTGAATATCAGCATACCTTTTACTTACACCTCCTACAAACCTGAACTTGCGATGAAGGTCTATGATTTTCTTGTCCAACACAGCAAGTTCATCATATTTCTGAATACAAGCCGCATTAGAATCAGCTTTAGGTGTCGTATTCGACTGAGGCTTTATAGCCCTATTTCTATTAACAGAAGTAATATTACTTCTTCCACATCCACATCCCATAACTTATTTATATTTAATTAATTACATTTTGCAACCACAATTTTCACAATTATTGAGAACGTAAATCAATTTAGATGCCTTTTCGTATAATTGTTTTACGTTTTCAAAATTCCCTAATCTCATATTGGCCTCAGCCGCAGCCAGCAGAAACTCTATTTCTTTTATTTTGTCAATAACGTCATCATCCTCATGATCACACAATACGGTTGACCTGGCCCATATCTTATCTATGTTAAGACGAATCAGATCGGTTTTTAAATACTTTCTGTTAAATGAATAAGATGAAGGACTACCTTTTATGGTAATATCGTATATACCATCTTTTAGGTTTTCAAAATCATTTCCACGACCGGGATTTATGCCAAGGGTCTTACTGTTGAATACATTCAACTGATTCTTACCAAGATAATAAACATACTTATTTTCATCTTCAGGTGGCACAATCTCTATAATAGCCGGTCTGTCTGCAAGTATCCCCCATTCCGACTGATCGGCTATGCGAAGCGTTTTAGGGTTGTTGGTGCTTATAACCTCAAAATCAAGATGGATGTTGTTCATACTCTCCTCCCATCCCATTCTGGCAAGGGAATCATCGTATCTGGCTGTTATATCAGCTCCCTCTACCTCAGTGCTATTAACACGTACCTCGGTACCATTTATCTTGACTCCTACTATTTGGGCTACCAACGACTTAGCCATACCAAACATAGGAACAATGATTTCCCCGTTATAATCAGTTCCTTCATTTGGATACTGTACTACTTCCGTCTTGTACAGGCCATCATTTCTTCTGGCTACTATTCTAATAACCATCTGATTTTCTACATCGTAGTCGGTCATTACTATCCTGACATAGAAAATGTTATTTCTTATCTGTGGTAAAATATCGATATAATTCATAACTTACCTTTTTCCACAAAGATAAGTAAATGGGGTGATAAAAGTTTAAAATGTTGTGTATTAAATAAAATAGGACGTGATTATTACCATATCCTATAATAGATTCCAGCGCCTAAGTAGGGGGAGAAGCCCTCGCGCCCAACCCCATACCCTGCCGTCAGTCCTATGCCCCAGCGCCGGCTCTTTTCGTATATTATTTCTTTTTTGTGGTAGATGATCATCGTGTCCAAATTAGGTCTGTATCCGCTTATAACAGCCCGATAATCATCTGTGTTGTATGTTTTTCTTTGTATAGGAATATTGATATAAACAGTGTCTTTTATCGTATCTTTTTCAACTATAGCATCCATAGGGAAAGGTATTTCTACCTCCCCTACGTCAACTATATACTGAGGAACAGGAACAGGTTGGATAATGGTATCTATTACCGTATCTATTTCTATATCGTGTATTATTTCTTGTTTTTTGCATGTTTTACCAAACAAAAAAGATATAAAACACAGTAGAAGAACTCCTAACACATGCCTGGCTCTCATTTTTTGCAAACACATCTTTTACCCTCCTTATCTTCATCTAAAAGTTCTTGTATATCACCGTTGTTAATACCTTCTTTAAGCTCTTCTCCGAATGGAACTTTCTGCCACCAACTTACTTTGCTAAAGAAATACTTAACGCCTTTTACTATCATCAAATCAGGTGCAAGGTCGCCGAGGCGTTTGAATGCCATTCCGCCGTATAATATTAAGGCGAATATCGTAATCCACTGAAGAAGCATGTCTATAAACTCTGGGGATTTATGCCCTCCCATAGACATAATAAGATCCATTCCGGATATGGTGAACAACCCGAAAGAGCAGGCCGCGAACTCAAGAAGGATTTTCAAAACTCCCATTTCGCTTATGCATGTCAATATCTTAAAAGGCCTCTTTCTTTTTCTTCGGATATAGCAGTGTTTGATACTTTTTATAGTAGCTAACAAAAGATTTATAGCTAATATAAACAATATAGAATATATAAGGTGGTGAATCTCCTGGAAATTCATCCACAATGCTGATAATCCGGAAATGAGAAAAGCCCAGAAAATTTCTAAATTCATCCTTCCTACAAATCTGTAAGCCATATTAGAACATAGTTACTTTCTTGCTACTTCCAAGAGAGTCATATACGTCAATATGGACCCAATTGGTACCTGATTCTAATCTAATGGGACAAGGAAGTAAATCCTGTGACTGAATTATTTTATTCCTTGCCTCTTCTGCCGTCATACCCTTGGCGTCAAAATCGATGGCTGCCCCAAGCATATGAGGACTGATATACAAAGACCCTGATACGGTTTTGGATTTTACTATATCCGAGATATTGTTCCTAAACCCACGCTCATCAAACCTTCCACCCGACTTCCAGGTATTAACCGTCATCGGAGTTTTCAAGATGTCTTTCCTTAAAACCAGTATCGTGTGAAGCAACTCAGTTCTTAAATACCTCCAGCAAAGATCTTTGTCTCTACCGTATTCTTTAGGACCAACTAATTCAACAATACTAAAATACTGACTCAATTCTTTTATAATATCTTTTCTTTCCATAACTTAACCTTTTTCACAAAGATAATTAGAACCTTACCGATATGAAAAATAAGTAGAGTCGGGATTAAAGAAAAACCCCTGCATAAATAAATATACAGGGGTTATCCATAACATTAACAACAAATCACGACCTAAACAACCCTCACGTATCCTGCTGATACAAGATCAGAAAGATTCTCGTAAGCCAAAGGGATGCCTGAATCTCTTATGCAAAGATACTTAATTTCTTTGTCAATGTAATACTTTCCATTCTCTAAAATAGAATTATATACCCAAGGAATAGGATCGTCTACGGTACCTGAATGCTTTTCTTGAACAACCATATACAGACTTTCGGCTCCACCTTCCTGGCCAGGAACCCAATCAGCTTGTAGATTGTGATTTTGCCTTACTTCAAACAAAGTCCAATCCAAATCTGAAGGCTGGTTTTTACTACGAAAACGCTGCCCTTTTACAACAGCCGTGCCCATAGGAAGACCTTTGTCGCCATAAACTCCATCCTTATCCCAAATAGGATACAATCCTTTTATCTTAAGAGCCAGACTCTGGTCAGTATTCTCCAACATAGCCGGCGTATTGATCATCGCCCTTATGTACATGGCTGTAGCCTTCTCCGGATCGTTAGCTTCAAGGATCTTATTTTTTTCTATGATCTGATCCTTTGTCCTTACCAACTTCTCAGGATATCCTTCATCCACTTTCATAGATTCAACTTCACTCCTGTCAATTTTAGAAGCTATTTCCTTTTCTATGGCAGCAGTACGATCATCGCATTCAGATTCATATACATGCATTTCATTCATTGCCGTATTAGCAATATCAAGCTCGTATTCTGAATCTGCTACGGATACGGTGTATATCCCGCTCCCTTTTGCTACATCAATATCGTTTTTAACCTTCTGCCTCATGCTGCTGTTATACCATATCTGTTTACCATCCAAGCTATAAGAGCGGACAGCATCAGAATAAGCATATTCCCTGGCCTCAGAAACTTTCTTATCCTTAGCCTTGGCAAGCAACTCCTCTTCAGTTGGTCCAGGAGGCTCCGGGTCAAGCTGCATGGCAATAACTTCTTTCACACTCGCATCAGGATTGTCTTGATGGAATTTTTCTTGATCGGAGTCAAGTTGAACCCATTTACCATCTAAGAAATCTTGGTAAGAATACCCTACTTCGTAAGAAGAGGAATCCAACTCGTATCCTTCCCAGTAAAAACCTTTTACGTTTTTATTTACATAAACCATACTCTATCCTTTCTGTTAAGCTTGTTCACCTACTCTGATAACTAACTTATCATTAATATACCAGATACTTAATTCTATAAAACTATTTTTAGGTACTACTACGCTATCGCCTGACATGCTCTGGAACAGGCCAGAGGTAGGAAGCGGCTGCGTGATGTCTGTGCCGGTAGTGTTGTTGACCCGCACCTGCCATTCCCGCCCAACATCATCGGAAGATACGGCCATAGACAGGTTTGTAGCAGAAGAGACGTTGGCTATGATATTATGAGCACCTCTTGGTAAATTTGCCAATGTTGTAACAACCTTAGGGGGCATAGCCATAAACTTCAAATAAGACAATATGGTATTAGACAACGTAACCATATTATTCATAACCTTATATGCCTTATCTTGGGTAACAATAAAAGTCCCTACCTGAATCTCTATATCAGATTCGGATGTTCCTTCCGCTGAGTTGGTATCAGCAAATGAAACAAGTATTATTCTTAGTTCGAAATTACCTTCAAAATCCCTGCTATCTAAAAAATAATCCAAAGAATAATAATTATTACCTAACTTTCCTAACGTAATTTTATTATTGTATGCATCCAAAACTTTTGCAAACGAATTTTCATTAAGAGATCCGGAATTACCAGGAAATATGGATAAATCAAGATAGCCAGAATCTACTCCTGTACTTACCATACCAAGCGATTCAAGTACCTTAGTTCCACCTTCTTCAGTAACCAAAATATATTCGTTATACACGTTTTTAGTTTCTGTAGATGCCACATCGTCTTTTACAAGATACATGACATTATCCTTCGCTTCTTCAACAGTAGGAAGTTTGCTAACAATTTGCTTCTTCCACCCTGCCGCCGAAACAGCATCATCTATGTACTGTTTTGTTACATGATCTCCCCATGTCATATTACTAAGAAGAGTCTTGCTACCGTCTTGACTTCCGGCAGGGGGAGCCGGAATGAGGCCTCCCTTGCCCGACTCTGAGCCCGTCCCAGGGGCGGCCTGCACCACATTCTCAAGTCTGGAATCAACCTCCTGGCCTTCGAATTTACTGTTATAACCTATTTCTGCCATATTTATTTTTTGTTAATTTTATCCAACAACTTCTTGACCTGGTCTACGATGTCCATCACCGCACCAACCTTGTTTTTTACGTCCTCAACCTTCTGATCGATCTTAGAGTCCAAAGCCTTTAAACGGTCTTCGCTTTTACAATCTTTAACAAAGCCCCTGCTTTTAAATAGGGGATCAATGATTCTTTTGTTTATATATGTATTTTTAATAATTGATTCTAATATACACCCAAAAGTTATTATTATATTCACGCTGTAAATGTAATTAAAAAAATGATTTCATACAAATACAACATCTATCATTCAAAGAAAACAAAGTATCTCGATAAGATGCTGCGTGAATGCTGTTTCGTATGGAATCATGCTTTAGCTCTACAACGTAGATACTACAGACTGTTTGGGAAATACATACCAGTTGGTAAGATGCAAAAGCATTTTGCAAAAAGGGTAAAAAGAATCCTACTTCATTCCCAAACAGTACAAGAAATCCTTCAGAGATTAGACTCAGCATACAATCGTTTCTTCAAAAAGTTAGCTAAACGACCTCCTAAGTTCAAAAGATCAGATTGTTTCAACTCTTTTGTTTTTAAACAAGGTGGGTTTACCCTGAATGGAAATTGTCTAACAATTAACAAAGGAAAGAAACGATTTAGATTCTCATACAGTAGAGTCTACGAAGGTAATGTTAAGCAAATTAGAATAGTTAGAGAAACATACCATAGATATAGCTTGATTATAGTTACAGATCATAATCCTATAAACTCTTATAGAAAGACACATGATGGTGCATCTATAGGATTGGATTTTGGTCTGAAAACTTATCTAACTAAAAGTGATGGAAACAAAATAGATTCTCCTCTATTCTTCAAACAATATCAAAACAAGATTAGAAAACTAAACAAACGGCTTTCTAATGCAAAGAAAGAATCCAACAATAGAAGAAGGAAACTGTTTGAATTACAACAAACGTATCGTAAAATAAACGATCTTCGATCAGACTTTCAATGGAAATTAGCTCATGATTTGTGTAAACAATATGATTATATTTTTATTGAAGACCTAAACATTGAAGGGATGAAACGTTTGTGGGGAAAGAAAGTTTCTGATCTCAGTCATTCTTCTTTTATTGATAAGCTAATGTATGTTGCTTCAAAGTATGGAGTAACGATACACAAGATTGACAAATGGTATCCTTCTTCCAAAACTTGTGAATGTGGCTGCATTAATAAAGGACTGTCGTTACGCGACCGCACGTGGGTATGCCCGTCGTGCGGTGCGATCAACGACCGTGATGTTCTTGCAGCCCGTAATATACTTCGGAAGGGCATTTCCGAATTGGAGAGCAAGAGTAATTCCAGCGATAGTAATATCGGGGTTTCTTGCGCTTGTATCCAAGAATCCCATTTGCTTTAGCGATGGGAGTATGTCAAGCTCGCTCTTGGGCTGTCTATTCCTAATTCACGTCTCTTTTCTTCAGATACGGAATCATATACTTCTTTTGGTATGATAATGAATTTCATATTACTTTGATTTTAGGGTTTGTAAATAGTTATATGCTTTGATACAGTCGTCTTTGGAAAGAATCTGATTGTTATATATGCCTAAGTTCTTAAAAGCTATTTGGGTATAATTATTTAAGTTAAATCCTATATTCAAACTTGATTTAACGATCTCAAAATTTTGATCTACGGTATATTCATACTCAACCCAATTTCGATCATATAATCTACCATCTGAGCAAATAGCATGCAATGATTTAGTTCCAAAACTTTGTAAACTACGTGGATTATTAATAGATATAAGCAATCCATTAGCAGTGTTATACAGATAAACATTTTGAGCTTTTACAATGCCACAATTGATCTGAACATTTGATAACAATTCCCAATCTCCAACAATCGTCCAATCTTCGTTCAATGTAAAAGCAGCACTTCGAACCTCATCATCCACCCCATCAGTAACCAGGTATCCTTCGTATTCGGGGATTTGCTCGATGGTAATATTGCATTCACCAGTAAACCCAACAGTACCTATTCCAACTATCACTTTACCACCTTCTTGTGGAATATTATAATCACTACGATATATGCCATCTTTATCAATCACATATGCATCTGTTACACTTTTTCTACCCAAAAATATTTTTTGACCATCAACTAACCCCGTGACTTTAAATATTATTGTTGTTGACGAACTATTATAACTATATAAAATATCTGTATTATAATTTGTAGAAGAACCGGTTATTTTCGAATTTGTTATAGTAACAGAATATCCATTTTTTACTATATCGCCTCTATCTGCAACATGATTCCAATTAGTAAATTTTTGTATATTGTACAACCCATACCCACTCCCTTCTGCAAACCCAAAATTCGACAGTACAAGATCATTACCATTGCCTGTAATATTGGCAATAGTAGCACGATCTTCGTCCTCGTTGGTTTTGCCTACCGTTGTCCATGCTTGGTCGGGGAAGAGCCAGGGATAGGTTTTAACGAAGTAGTCTTTGATCTTGGTCAGTTCTTCTTCGGTGGCATCGTGATCGAGAAATACAAGTTCCCAGATAGCCGCTTTAGAAAAGGTTGGGAAATCTTTGTTTCCCTTCCCAACTATCAATTCATTACTTCCTATCAAACTCCCAGGTTCTATATTTTTACCATTATATAGTTTGGATGTTTGATAGGAAAATGGGGACTTTCCCCTATCAACAGAAGACACGTGCCCAAAAGAAATTGCCACATTAAGAAAATTGATTCTTAAATTGTTATACTCAAACAAAAATGCACCATCCTGATTCCAATTTTTACAGTTAGAAACCAATGCCGTTGAATCATTTTTTTCTTCTATCCACTGTCTCAACGCCACAACCGTATATCCCTTTTCCTTAGTCAGAATAGGGAAGTTATCACAGGTACCGTAATCATCTACTCCGTCAAAAACGAGTGCACCGGGGTAGAGGGGTAGTTGTTCGATGGTAATGTCTATATCATTAGTATTATTACCAGAAAGAAAATAAGCTACATAGTAATCTTGTAATACATCATCAAATGATATTTGAATGACACCATCGGTATCAAAAGAAAATGTTTTAATTGCTTTTGATGTTATAGGATCTGCAGCATTTATTCTTAAAGCTTTTACAGATCCTTTATTTACTGCTTCAGTTAATCCATTTACATTTAAAATATTTTTATATACATTTTCTGCATTATAAATATTATTTGATCTTGCTTGAACAACCGAACTTGCTTTGATAAATTGCAATTTGTGATCTGTATGACTATTTACCCAATAGCTATTTATATCCCAATCAGCAGAACTATTCCAATTATCTACATATCCACCTACTCCAGACATTCCACCCCAAGCGAAATTCTTGAAGGATAAGAACCGACCTTTATGGTCCGCATCCTCGATCCTCGGATCGTCCATAGCCGCCATCATCTCGTTCGTCAGGCCGCCGAAATGCCAACGGGTGACATCGCCAGGAAGTTTAGGAAAATCATCTACCTTACAAGGTAAATCGGATATCATCTTCGCATACTCTTTAAAAGGTATGGAAGTAGGTACATCATACCCTTTGGATATAAGGGCTTGCCTTATATCCTCCTTGGTATTTATGATCCTCATTAACTTATCTGATATGGTTCCCATTACACTTCCTCCCCATTTATGTAATCTAATACCTGACCTATGTCTCCGATGTCTGATTTTATTGACTCTCCTTGAGAATGTATTTCAATAAGTTTCTGATATAAAGTGTTATCTCCTATACGATTCTTATCTGTAGCTTGTTCTTCGATTTTGGCTATCGTATCAGGATCTTCGTACTTAACACCATCAGGACCATACCATTCGTCTGTTAAATTCGTGTATTTATGACGAACTGGAGTCGATTTAGACTCCAGTGTTACTAAAAAATATTCGTTACAGCTCATGACAATAAGATTTAGTGGTTGCAACAATTACATCTACAAACTGTTCTCACGTAGCCAGAAGGAATGGCAGCCAGCTCCGTCCCTACGGCGATCGCCGGGTCAGTGCTTTCCATGACCGTCAGCGCCATCTTGTCTATGTCAAGGTCATTGTCGTAAACGATTTCTCCCTCAACGTAGATGCTCCCTGCATCAGAAACGTAGCAGTTTTTGACCTGTCTTATATGGCGCTGTGTAGCAGACGCAAAATCACACTCGATACTTAACCACCCTACCGGTATCTGATCGATATTGGATCCGATATTGTAATCAGGGTCGGTTGTTTTAAGAACCATATGTCTCAATTCCCTTGTATTTCCGTATCCGTCCATTGTTATGTATGTTCGGATCTGAACCTTACCCTTTTCCGTCTTATAACAGTTTTCTACTATTTCTGTATCGGATGTAGTAGCATCAGGGAAATCACAAACAATACGCTGCCATCCTTCTTGTATTTTGCTGAATGTGGCGCCTCTTTGTATATCAGGGTCGGTCGTTTCTAAAACAATAAGATACTCATCCCGGACTCCTATTATGCTATCTACCGACCTGTATCCACCAAGATGTATTTTACCACCAGGAGTAGTATAACATTCATCTACGGACATAATATGTCTTTCCGTAAGATCAGGAAAATCGCATTCGGTTTTCGTCCATTCGTTAGGTATCTTATCTATTCTCGTCCACTGAGGATAGGCGTCGTCCGTTGTCTTAACAATATAATAATACTGTTCCCTTACACCAAGAACGGCATCAATAGATTGATAACCTTTTATATTAACCTTACCACCATCAGTCTTATAACATTCGTCCACTTCAACAATTTCCCGGTCCGTCATGTCAGGAAAATCACAGACCATCCTCACCCAATCTTCGGGAATGGAATCCAGCACGGTTCCTACCTTAATATCAGGATCGGTTGACTGAAGAACGGTATAAACCTCTTCCCTGGCTCCAAGGATGTTATCTATGGCTACCAAACCTTCTACTTGCACTTTTCCTTTTTTAGTAGTGTAACATTCAAGAACGTAAGTTACGTCTCGTTCTGTCATGTCAGGAAAGTCACAAACCATTCGAACCCAATTCTCTGGAATTAGTTTAAAAACATGGCCGGCAGGGAAATTATCGTCAGTCGACTGAATAACGGTATAAATAGACTCCCTGATATTTATCTTATCATCTATGGCTTCCAATCCTTCTATTTCAACCTTACCATCCGGAGTCTTATAACATCTGTTGACGAACGTAATGTCGCGTTCTGTCATATCAGGAAGATCGCAGTCGATCATAACCCATTCGTCCGGTATTTTAGTAAGAACTTTACCTACCGGATTATCCATGTCGGTACTGTCGGTAATTCTATGGGTTTCTTTAAGAACATCCATCTGATCGTTAAGAAGATACCAACTCCATACTTCAACCTTTCCACCAGGTGTACGGTAACAGGTTTTGAAATCTTTGATAACTTTCTCAGCTATGTTAATCCACTCCCATTCGGTTGTGGCCGGAATACCAGAAACAGGATGCTTCTTACCTTCTTCGTCAAGATACCAATAACAGCCATTTAAGGACACAACCACTTGGTAGATTTTGTCCCCTATTTTTATACCGGATTTGCTGTCATCTACCGGTTGGGAGGAACCCCATTTTCCAACTATGTTGGTTATTTTATCAATGCCCCTACCTAAGGCACCGACTAAAGAATCCACGCCGTTCATATGAAACTAACTTATTTCAAATTGTTTTATTACAAAAAAGGGGGTGGAGGACCAGCCTCCTCCCCCTTGGGATATATAGAAAAAAGGAAAATCAAATCTTGCAGGGCTTGATATTTGCCGAAGCAGCTAACAAGTCCATAAGGTCTTGAATACCTTCGTGAGCGCCATACGGTACATGGAAGTGTACTGTAATATGATCATCAATTACCCTACCGAAGCCGTTAGAGTAACGTGCCGGCTTCAACGTTACTGAATAATCAGCATACGGAGCCAACAGGTCTAAGCGGGTTTCTTCGTTGGTAAACATCCGTTCCATAAGTTCTTGGTGAGTCTTACGGAAGTCGAAGAACATACGTTGTTCGCGTTCCTTATCCAGCAATTCAGCGCCGAGATGAGTACGCGGAGCCCAGTGCTGTTTGTATTCGGTGTGGATCGGGTTGAAGTACGTGCTTATAGCCTCGCGCTGTTCATCCGGATAACCGCCATTTACAGCAATACGAACAGATCCTTCCTGGAATGTCAGACGGTCAATCAAACAGTCAGACGGAGAAATCATGTAGTCAATACCACGGAACAAGATACCGCATTTGCAGTTCTTAGGAATCGGATCTGCAATAATAGACTGATCTCCTGCTACGGCACCCAAACGTTTCCAGTTACGTCCACGATAAGATTCGGGAGCTTTCGATACGAAGAAGTCTTTGAAAATTTTATCGCATTCGTCGCAAACCATGTTAGTAACGACCGTTGTTTTGAATTTGTGTTGACATCCACCAGGTGTACCGTAATCTTCGATTGTCAGATACGGGAATGCTGCCTGCAATTCTTCTTTAGCACTGTTACCACATTCATCATCCGGCAACGTAATTTCATAAGCTTCTTTCGAAATCTTACAAGAACCACATGCTTCCCAGCTAACGGTAGTAACAGTAGGATTGCTACACATATCTGCTGTTTTAGCAACGAACGTTACTGTGGCAGTCGGATTGGTTTCTACAAATGCATCAATATCAGCCTTCGTCAGTTTCTTGCTTACGGCCACAGTGTACATACCTACGCCGCCATCTTGGGCTGCTGTTTTCTCGGCAGTGCTACTAACGGCATTCTTAATGCTTTCTACTACAGTAGACTGATCAACACCATCATCCTCTAACGTTACGGCATAAATCAAACCTCCGTCTACCTTAGTATATCCGTCAGGGCACTCTTCGCAGCCTTTCATGATAGAAGACAGCTTTTGAGTATAATCAGAAGGCTTACCACCTTCTTTCATCACCTGATATTTAGATGTAGAAAGATGACGTCCGACTCTCTTGATATCCAAACCAGGATAAGCAGCCTTAAGCTGAGCCAGGGCATAAGCATCACCGGTATCACACATTTCCATGCAATAGAAATTCATGTCGGTTTCCACCGGAGTTTTTTCCATTTCATTGCAAGAATGGATAGGATGGATTTCTACAAAATCACCTACCTTTCCACCACCTGCAATCGGCTGATTCTTGATACGTTCGATTGTTTTCAGAATAGCAGCCAAAATATCAACATCTTCGCAAGGATCACATTCTGAGCACATATCCTCACGACCAGGACAGTTTTCGAAAATGATGTAATCATCGATATTCACCTCACCCATCGGATAACCACGAAGCTCAAACAAACGTCCTGTCAGCTTAATATGGATAGGAATACGATCGCCTTTTCTTGCTGTAATAGCGGTACTGTCGTCAATTCCGTTATAACCGAAAATAACTTCATCTACTTTAATTTCTTTACTCTTCGGAGCAGAAGCATACACTTCTATAATTTCATCAATAGCAAACGTAGGTGTAGAGAATGATTTATCATCAGATACACGGTCGTTCACCATCTCATTACGTCCGATTCTGATCTGGAAACGTTGTTCGTCCTTACGATATCCTTTCAAGTCTTTCAACGCTTTCAAACCATCTTTAGTCTGCTCACCATCCAAATCATAGATAGCGATCTGACCTTCTTGAAGCAACAAAGAATCTACGTCCGCCAACTTAGCGTGCGGAGGACAGATAATGTGTCTGTCATACGGTTTATGGATAGCCATAGCCTTATAATATTTTAAAAATTAATATTCTGTTATCTGTCTCAAAAATAGTGATAGTCATATAAGCAACAAAAAGCATTATGAATTAATTAATTCTTAATGCTTTTTGATAGTCTTTAATTTAGGATATGCCTTTCTTCTGCTACAAAGGAGATTGGACGTTGTTTGAATCTATTTGATAACGTCCGTATTCGCTTTCATTCAAAGCAAATTGCTTTTCAATCATGTTAAGGATAATACCAATTAATTTATCATCTAATTCAGGATCTATATCAGTTGAATTAGAACCATCGGATTTAATATATCCTTCGATGTCAACTTCCTTCGGATAGCGGTAATATGTAAGGTAAACGGTGTCTACATCAAAACCAGACTTATACACCCTTACCGAATCTTCGCCTATTGTATAGAACGTTTCCCTAAAATCAAAATCAGGTTTGTTAAAAAAGTCGGCAAGAAGCTCATGCGGATTTTCGTTCTTAGCCTCCCACATGGTAAAATCAGTGACCGTGCATTCACCTTTGGTAAATACGCCTGATATGTTTGAAAAAGAGAAGAAATCAGAAGGCAATGAAAATAAAATGCTTTCCGGATTATCTTTATCTCCTCTATCATCAAGTTCTTTCGAATACACAACCAGCTTTTGGATATAACGTATATCCTCTTCATTTTTCTTATCAAGGATATAACGAACAAGGCGGTTTTGTTCGTCATTAAAAAGCTGAACAAAACGTGCCTTGTCAAGTTTTATACCACCGTTGGTCATGTTTTCTTCAGCCTTCTGTAAGGCCCGGAGATAACAATCAACGATTCTCATAAATTATTATTTTTTGTCAGCGTATTGATCAACATCGAAACCTTTCTCATCTTCCTTTTTCTCCTTGTCAGACTTAGTGCCTTCTATTTTTTTATGCTTGTTCTTTAAAGCGTTATACGCTTCCAGGACACGTGACTTAGTTTCTAACATCGACTTATTGGAAGCAAGAGCCATAGATGCAGAGATGGCGTCGGCGCCCAGGAGCTCGCCATTCAGATACAGTCCGTCGGTGTTGACGGTGACAGCCAAGCCCTCAATCATTTCCCTGATCATACGATGGAATTTAATCACCTGCATCCCTTCGGAAGATTCGTCGTCAGATAAAAACCTTGAGCTTGCTTCTTTATACATGTCAACGTTCGTATTCTTGGCGTCAATCCAATTAGTGAATATGTATTGAACCATGCTCTGATCAAGCTCTACGCTGTATATGATGTCAAGATACAAAAGCAGATCGTAGATGCTTTTTCTTTCAGCCTCAGATCCTTTCAGTTTGTTCATGAACTCATATAAAATATCAGCCTTATCAATCTGACGTTGTTTCCTGATATCTACGGCCGTAGTCTTGTCTTCTACACAATAATAAGATTCGACATACATCGGATTACCATCTTCCTCTTTAGGAGTAAGAGACTTGGACAAAATAGCTATATACAACTCAAATAAATCACGAACGTCATTAGTGTAGAACAAACGACCATCATACAAGTCTATTCTGTAAGAATCCCAGAAATCGAAATTCTTTTGGTCCAGGTCCTCATTGACAGTTTCTTCAAACGGATACCGAATATTCTTAATACGCATATCCATTTCATTCTTCTTGTCTTCAAGTGAGTAACCTTTATAACATGCTGAATTGATGAAGAAACCGGTATCATACACCCTAAGATCCTTATCCCATCCACAACAAGATACTGTCTTGTTCCCAGGGAAAGGAGTCTTGGAAATGCCTCTTTCCTGATATCCGGAAGGAGCTTCTTCATCCATCTTACCTGTTATAACATAAATAGAGTCGGAATATATCTTCATTCCTCCTACGGTAGCCAGCAGTTTCTTAGACTCATGGCTTTCTTCAAAAATCTTTTTTCCCATCTTTTATATATCCTATGAAAACAAAATTTGCGGCCGGTTTTAAAGCCGACCGCAAGTTAATATTAAAAGTTATGATTACAAAGAGCTTGGTAACAATTCAATTGTTACGAACCGGCTGGTATCTTTTACCCAACAAGCCGATACAGAATGGCACCAGAATTGTTCTGACATACGAGGATGGCTGGATACAATTTCTTGAGCCGATACTCTGGATGACCATCTACCTTGTTCGTAACCCCACCACATAGAACCGATATCAGGCTTAACGTAGAATACGTTGCTGTTGATATTACCAATACGAGCTTCGGCTGAAGCAGGGATGCCGGCGAATGCATTGGAATATTCAGGAGCGGTCAAGTCTTCCATAATACATGAATATGATGTGATAGGAGTCATGCCGTCTACCAACTGGCTTCTATCTACCATATCAACGTAATCCAAAGAAGGTTCGTGTTCTACAATGACCTTACCAATACCCGGAATAGTAACACCCTTGATCTTTACAGGTCCTAATTCAAGAGCATCGTTTGATCCTGTTACCGGGTTATTGATGATACGTTCTGTACCCATAAGAGGAGCCAAAGCACCTAATTGAGCGAAGAACTCATCACGGAAGATTTCAACGATGTTCTTATAAGCCATAGCACCTACCTTGAATTTCATTACACGATTTTCAATCGGCATATCGCTACGACCACGGAAAATATAGTCGGCAGCAGCCAGGAAGTGTTCACGCTTGATACCGCCCGGACGTGCATATGAGATAACGAAACCACGGCGAAGTTGATGGTACAAACCTTCGTTTTTCATCAAAACACCATTATGACCCTTGACTCTACCTCCACGCATGAACATAAGTTCGTATGCTTCCATCTTAGCCAATTCAGCCAAACAGAACAAAGACACTGTATTGGCTACACGTGCCGTACGCATATCAATGCTTCCGTCACCAAGACGAGAACCGATAATGGCATAACTTGCATCACCTTCTCTGATTTCAGAAAGCTGACGAACTTTCTGGTAAGCCTTGTCGATGAAATTCTGTGTACGTTCGTCCGCATAAGCCAAAGACTTAATACCAGCGTACATAGTCGTTTCACCTTCAACACCACGGTGTCCACCAAGCGTAAATTCACAAGTCATAGAACCGGCCTTAGAAGCACCTCCTACACCAGAGAACTGAGTAGAGAACTCACCAAGAACGTTTGTTACCTTCCAGTATTTAATACCGGCGCGAAGCATGTCTTTCGGGAAGTATTTAGCACGAGAACGACCCCACAGCTTACACCAGTATCTCCAGTTTTCACCTTCTTGTTTCGGAGGGCGCTCTGTAGAGATAAGAGCCTGGCAACCGTTAATCACATCGTAAGTAATAACATCTCCTTGTTTGAATTGTGCATTCAACACAATTTCGAAGAAGCTTTCATCAATACCAGGTTTTGCATATTTCAAAGACGTGTCTTCTACTGTAACCACCTCATACGTTTCTGATACCGGAAGATCATAACGGAATGAACCATTGATACCATTTACGGTAATAGTAGCATCCTGTTTAATCATACCCATATACATAGGCAGAGGATAGTTTGTAATGTTAGAAAACAACTCAAGCATACCCAGATGGTTCTTATCCGGATCTTCGTAGTACCAATCTTCTAAAGAGCTAAGATCGTGTTCTACGATACTTTGCTTAACGACTTTAGCGTCGGTATATCCAATCACCGTGTCACCATTCATGGTGGCCGGGAAATTTTTTGTTAAAAGTACATTAGCCATGAACGAAAAAATGTTTTAATTTTTAATCTATACTGATTTCATCGAACTTCACACCTTGAACTTGATCACCTTTATCATCTACCGGAGCCACCCTCTTGTCTTTATTTGTATGGCTGATGAGCTTATAAATTTTCTTTTTCTCATCAACTACAGCTTGATTCGACTTCTGTTTTATGAACTCTCCTGGGTTCATAAGAAACATAATCAAATCTGGCGCTTCTTCCGGATTCATCATCATCTCCCTTACCCTATTAAATGCTTTGGTAATTCCGGGATTCGATTCAGAAGGTTTTAGGGCGAAATCAAGAGCTTTAGATACCATAGTGTCATTTAGCTGATACTTTGCCTGGATAGAAGACTTAAGGTCTTTCTTATACCTTCTAAAATCTTCTGCATCCTTCGCCTTCTTTTCGGCAGCCTCTTTAGTACGTTGCTGGATAATATCATCCATTCTCTTATCAAGCTCAGCTTTATACTTTATAGCCTTTGCCTCAACATACTCTTCTCCTTTATTGATAATGCCTTTGAAAAACTCATCAGCTTCATCTTTAGGCAACCCAAGAAGATCAACATAATGGCGAACGATCTTAATCTGATCTGCTTTGTTTTCAATGTCAAGCTTTTCTATAGGAGCGACATTCGTATCATATTGCTTAAGAATATCAACGATATTCGCGCCGGCCTTATCAGCCTGGATAAGCTTCTTAGTAATATCAGAAACAGAGGTAACATCTATCTTATCCTTAACAATGTCCTCTTTCTGGCTTTCAAGGACTGTGGATAATATGTCACACAACGAATCTTCTTTACTAAAATCAAGATCATTGATAGTAATCTCTTCGCCGTTTTCACCGCTAAACACCACATCTTTCAAATCGGGAATGATTCCCCTTGAAGAAAGGGCATCCAATACTTTTCTGTAATTGACAACCGGAGTCTCTACATGATCCTGATTAACATCAACTACATTCTCTTCTCCTTTTTTATCCTCTTTAGGATCAGGAGTAGGATCAACAACCGGCTCTTCTTTAATTTGAGAACCTTCTTCTACAGGCTTCTCATCTTTTTTAGCCGGTTCATTACCATTAATAGGCAGAATATCTTCTTCCCTATTATAAACATCATCAACCGGACCGATACTAAAAATATCGTCCAATTCTACTATTCCATTTTTTTCTAATTTTCCCATACTGCAAAAATATTTAAATACCTATATTTCAGACAAAAAAACTTATAAGTGTTTAATCTTCACTAAAAATTAAACATCCCCAAATTTTATTAGAGATTTTCTAATGAAATTTGGGGATGTTTAATCCTTAATTCTTATTGATTCCGGCTACATACCTTTTGGTGGCATCTTCCCTCGCTCGTTGAGCAAGCTCTTTGGATTTTAATTTTAACTCTTCCATTTTCATTCTCATTTCATCATCATGAAGTTTGGAATCGTTTTCAATTTTCTTATCCTCTATCCTTTCATTGCTTTCTATATCAGCTTGCCTTACGGTCTGATCTGAAACAGAAGCCAGGAAGTTGAGGGAGGTGGCGTCGCTCTTGGCGTCTGCCGCCCTGCCTGCCGCCTGAATCTTCTCTTGAAGTATCCTGTATTGACCTTTCTTGTCTTCCAAAGCAAGTTCATGCTGACGTTGCTTATCCTTCTCAGCAGCTTCAGCTTGTATCTGTTGCTGGTTAAGCTGCATCTGATTCTGTTGTTGCTGCTGCATCTGACGCTCGTTGTATGCGCGAGTATTCCTTGCATTCTGTATAAGTTCCACCATAGAATCTGATGTGAAGATAGATGCAAGATCGTAAATATCGCCTCCGGCTGTATTTAGCTGCAACATGAAAGTTTTAAATTTCTCAAGCTCATCCCTTTTCTTGGAATTAGATAATGCCTGAACACCAAGATGCCTTAGACTAAGACCGTCGGTTCCTATAGATAAAAACGCTCTGGTAAGATCACTTTTTGTGTACATTACAGAAATATCCTTTCCTTCTTCCTGACATTGTTGAGCAACAGCCAGATGAAGATCCAAAGCGCGTTTCTTGAAGTAACCGAAGTTATCAAAGTATATCTGTGTTTGTAACATAGATGCTGTAACGCCCTGCTGGACCCCGGTGGCGGTCTCATACCTGTTGGGGCCGTTAATTACTTGAGGCGTGATACCAACCATTTCAAAACATTTCATCCTCGACCATTCAGCAAGTTCCATTCTTGTTTTAAGTTGCTCTGTCTGGGACAAATCATAGACAGCAAACTGGTTGAAAGGGACACCACCTTTCGTGTTTTGAGATGAGGTATCTAATGTAAGAGCACCTACAGACTTAGCTACATCAAGAAGGTTTGCCCATATATCAGCCACATCTTCACCCAAATCCTTGTATTCACTCGGAACCAGATTTATATCTCCTAAGAAGAATTTACCGATCTCCTTTTCAAGAATATTGTTTATCTGGTTTATGGAGAAATTATAGAATATTTGATATGGCTGAATCCTGTTAGCCATAGAAGTACCGATATATCCGGCAACAGGTAAAACAAAGTCATAGATGTTGCTATCCCCTTTTATCTGGTGATCGATAGGTTCTCCATCCAGATACAGGTTGTCCTGAGCGAGGGCACCTCCACTTATTTTAACCCCGTACCTTACCTGTGGAACGTAATCTACGAAATAGGTATTAATCTCCGGGTTCTCCATTCCCTTACTCATGGTTCTGGTAATTTTCTTAATACCATTTTCCTGTAAAAAGTCCTGAAGAAGCTCGTCGGTTACCATTTCGGTAGTTACTAATCCGGTTTCAGTTTGGTAGGTAATTACATACACCTGAGCCGGGGATACCCAATATGATTCAGTTACCTGATACAAATCACTACGAACATGCTCGTCGCTTAAACTCTGGGCACGGTTATAATAATTACCATGCTCTAAATTTGGCATGAATCTGGTTCTGTGATATTCGTTGCCATTACTATCGTATCCGGTATATGTGCCGGCTGGAATACCGTAATAATCCTCATAAGCTTTTATAGAAGCATAATCATTATATCCTTTCCAAGGTATTACCTTATTCTGATATAACATCCCTACACTCGCCGATTTGGATAAACTTACATAGCTTCCATTATCACCATTGTTATAAGTACCATTGAAATTATCAGCACCTCCTATAAGCTTTTGCTTGTCTTTTGCCGTAAGAAGATGCCCCCACCTTACTATAATATCATTGGCAGTATAATAATGAACACGACCAATATAATCACCGTACTGCGGATACTTGCTATCTAATGTCTTAGAATAAAACGTATTCAACGGAGACCATCTCTCCGGCTTATAATAGTCGTATCCTACATGATAGTTTCTAAAACAACGACCGGTAAGAAGATAGTCGATGAAATTCTCGGTGTCTATCTCATCCATGTAAAAACGCCCCCTGTCCGCCTCAAGCGTATGAGAACCCCATATAACCTCGGCAGTCTTCCATTTTGTATTCATGAAGTTCTCTATCTCAGGAGGGGTCATAGATGCTTTCACCTCTTGTATCTGCTGAGCATAAGCCTGCTTTTCTTCTTCGCTGGCAAAATTATTATAATCCGGATCCAATCCTCTATTTAACAACTCTTGCCTAACCCTTCTGTCCAATTCCTCTCTAATGTAATTATAAAGAAGATTTTCCTTCGTGGCAGAATACTGATTCACTTCAGATTCGTCCAATCCCACTACATTATACTTGTCAGAAAGGTTGCCCAACCATCCTACAAAAGCGTTTACGATCGTACCTATTATATCATAATGACGTAAGAATGATGGAATATTTACATTGTCCCTTATAGACTGAACATCCTTAAGATAAGGAATTACGTCTTTCAGCTCCATAAAGGATAACTTACCTTCCATCATTCTATAAAAATCCTTGAACTTCTGGTTCTCATCAAGCTGCTTCAAACCAATCAATTCAAGAGAATCCATAGTGGCTTTAAACCACTCCTTGGTTTTTCTCTTGGTAGGTATCGCCTGTACCGGCAAACCTGAAAATACTCCTCTGGCCGGAAAAGCCTGATCTCTATTGAAATATTCCATCCTATTATCCTATTTTTCACAAAGATAAGGAATTTGTTCTCGTCACCTCATTTTATAAGGGTTATGTCTTCTTACCGTAAATCCTTTGACCTGTTCTATCTTCTTGCGCTCTCTCTTCTTTTGATTCTCCTTCTGAGTCGTACTTTCAGGCATGTAACCCATATCATCATAATACTTAGCCAGAAGAAGAGCGTGGCCGAAGGCTATGATACGGTCGGTGTTGGTCCCGGGGCCGAAGGCTATGATCTCATCAAGAAGTTCTATATCAGGGATACGGTAAATACCTTTCTGTGTTATTTCATTACCATCATCATCATACCCAACAACAACATCCTCCCAGCAATATTGAATAACGGTATTGAAAAGCATGCGCTGATTGGGAACCGTAGGAGCCAAACCGAGCTTGTTGTTCTGACGGGCGCCAGCACGGATAATCTTACCGGCAAGACGTTCGCCATCTTCCAGCAACATAAGCTGCTTATTTCGTCTCGTAAGATAAAATTCATACATTCGGTCGGCATTCTCCATAAGACACTTGGCCCCATACGCTTCTTGAAGTATTTCACAATTCCTACAAAAATCATCAGAAGATGGAGGACGTGATGCGTATGATGCTACTATGCAATAAGCAAATGGATCGTTGATTTTTACATATCTTTTAAGTACATAAAACGAACCAACAGAATCAGTATCAGCCTTGTCAGATTTATAGGGGTCAAGCGATGAGACATAAGTGTAATCAAAAACACCTCCTTCTTCTGGTGGATCCTCATATATAACAACAGGAGAATCTATGTTACCACCTTGAAACGGATAATCAGCAAGCTGCTTATCACTAAAATTATACCCCATTTTCATGCCGTCTATCTGATAAATATCCACTGTTTTACCAGGCCTACCTTCTTCAAGAAGACGGCTTTTGTGCTTCAACGCATCTTCTACAGGGAACCTATTTACGTTCGTATTAAGGAAACAATCATCTATAGACAAAGGGAATGCCATTCGTTCCTGGACGTATAAAGCTCTATCCTTTTTGACAAGTTCGTCAAGACGTGATTTTATTATTCCAGTATTTTTATCAAAGTCTGAAACTTTTATTTTTATCTTCTTAAGACCGGGAGCATTCTCTACTCCAAGATACTTATCAAGAGTCGTTTCTTTCTTTTCATAAGCATGAGACATCTGGGCCGGAACAAAGCATCCAGATTTACATATACGCCATGTTGGTTTAATAACTCTCTTATTTAGAATATCATAATTCATTATAATGAATCCATATTCGTCCGGAGAGTTCATGATTTTCTGGGCATCTTGAGACTTTTCTACATTACCGCCAGTGTTATGAGTTATAATACCATTTGCTATATAAGTGTGAGTATCTGATGCAGTGAGGTTGTAAACAGGCTTAATTCCTATATACTCTATCTTATCTATCCTTTCTATTATCACTCCATCTAAATATTTTGACCTAAAAGATCCAAATGTGCTAAAATTAGAACCGAATTTCCTTATAGAATCAAGTTTCTCTCTTCTATATCCTATATCTGTTCCAATTATATCACAATATTTAAGCATGGATAATTTATCCAATATATTACATACATATGAATCAAGAATAATTGATCTATCTGCTGGATTTTTAGATGGGCTATAAGAAATAGTACTATGTATTCCAAATTTAAAAAGAACATCCTTTACTTCTTCAAGAAGATGCCTATTACAAGATCCTAAACTTATACGATGATCCCTATTATTGTTATTAGAATAAAAAGTAGCATCAGCATCAAAATACCCCCTAATCATCATAATAACATCCTCTCTTCTATATGAATGTATATTTAAAGGAAGTGTTTTGTTTTTTTTAGTCTGACCATATATACCAAGTTCCCTTAACTCATGGCATATACCTTTTATTCTTATTTCCCTATAGTCTTTTCCGTCCTTAGTCTTATACTGTTTCTCTATACAACACTCATATTTAGATCGTATATAATCATACACCTCATCATCACTGGTAGACACAATAGGAGTCTTATCAAAACCATAGCTCCCATCCCCTATTAGAATGCCAACAAGGTATGGATCAAACATTTTTTTATCTCCCCATATATCCACACCATCTGATACACATATTTTACGTCCAACTCTAAGAGAATCAGCCCTTCTAAAATCAGATCCAAAGTACCTAAATTTACCCTTCCTTTTCTTTACAACAGTCAATATGGGATGATCCCCACTACATTCAAGTACCCTTCCTCTTTTTGTTGTTATTCTATAACACTCTTTCTCGGCAGGAGGTTTCATCCATGTTATGTCTTGACTTACAGCTTTTGATGATATATTATCGAATCCTATTATTCCATCTTCTTGTTTTAAATCCTCTATCCTACACGGTTCTCCGTTTGATTTGTACACTATTGTACCAGCACAACAACATCCAGCCATCAAACAAACGCCCCTCATTCTACCATGCATCATATGAGCCGGCCTACCGGCAAGCCATGCTCCAAGCACCGGAAATTTACCTACCTCATCATATATAGACGTATATGGAGTTCCGCCTGCGGTCTTCAATGAGCCTCGCGTCTTTCCATCATCAACGTTGGTGATTCTTATTCTGGCATGAACATCACGTTGGTTGTTGATGTTTCTTGTACCTAAAACAACTTCTTTAGTCCAGTCGTTACCGGTCCTGTTTATAGTAAGATAAGGAGGAAGATTATCAAGTCCAAACTCAAGATACTCTCCCATATTGGCAAGGTCTTCTTTACTTGCTCCAATAACATTATGCGTCAAATTGTACGTCATTGTAGCATTACGAGCCAGAAGAGAGCTCATTATGGCCGTATTATGAGTAACGATGTAATTGGTGGTCAAAAATAAATGAGAGTCATTATCAACGGTTATACAAGTGGCATGCTCCTTTCCGTATATCGATATGGATCTTATTTTTAATCCCTTACGATTCCTTGATAGTATAAGTTTGTTCCCCTCCAATTTAGCATACCAACCTGAAGCCCAAAACATACGTTGTACAAAATTTATGACATCCATGTCAATATGAGACAACGTAAGCTCTTCTTCTCCGGTTACTACATTTCTGAAAGAACGAATGAAATTTTCTATAAAATCTTTTTTTTGATCTATGGACGATCTTAAAAATTTCTTACAAATGTATTTATCGAAAAACATATCCCCACCATAGCCACCGAGATAAGCCGCCAGCATCGAGGCGTAAGCCGACGGAGGAACCGGCAGCTTTGCCGTAGGGTAGTTCAGGGCCTCACCTACTGGAATAGACATACTCTTATAATCCAATCCGGCTATGGCTCTAAGACTCCTAACATGCCATTTTCCTCCATGATTGACACGCCATTGATGATTTCCGCAACAAATAACGTTACGACCGTCTTCGAATACGACTCTGTAGGTGGTTACTTTTCCTTGAGGATAGACACCTACGACTTCTACTAAATTCCCTTTATCGTCATATATCTCATCCCCTACAACGATACTTCCTATCATCTTTTCCCGGTCCTCAAGATAAAGTATCTCAGAGTCAAGAAGGGCTTTTCCAAAACGACGGCACCCGAACATGAATATTCCTTTATTCTCTTCTTCCGCCTGCTTTAGAAATTCGACAAACATCCATTCATTATCACGAAGCTGAGAATTTCCAGGAATACGATCATCTCCTACGTCAATCATCATCTTCCAGAAATTGATATGCCAATATAGCCAAGGATGTATAAATACCCCATTTATGGTAACACCGTTAAGGAGTTTCATAGCCTCATTCTCCCAGAATTGCTTGACATCATCGTCTTGCTCTTCATAAGAATACAGGTCATTCCATAACGGGATATCGTTACCCATATTTATATAAAGTTCTTTACTGTTAAAATTCATGACAAAACTATTTATCGAGCTTGTTCTTAGCTTCATTCTTGACAAAAGACTGAATACCTGATACTGTTTGTCCTCCTTTTAGACTTTTCTTGTTTTTGGCAGCCTCAAGCTGATTATAGACATCCATTATCCCACACATCTTAATATAAGATTCAGTCCATTGCATTAAGCTATCAGACAAGCTTTTTTGAAACCTAAATTCTTTCTCCCTCTTATCAGAATCTTCTATTTTATCCCAAGGGTTTTCAGATAGATAACGTTCAGCTTTATCTATCTGATCCCTTAGCACAAGAAGTTTTCGATCTACGTAAGAGACATCATCGTTAGTCGGCTTTCTTGCTTTCATTGTTGATAATTTTTAAAAAAGCCTCATACTGAGACTTAAGAATATTAAACCTGTCTTCAAGAGAAGATGGATCAACACGATACTTGCACATGTTTTTTATTCCTTCCTCAACAGATTCTTCCTTGAACATAACAGAATCAGTATTATTGTCAACGTACATAATAAAATCTGATTCTCCGTCGTTTACTATCCTGTCAAGAACCTTCTTGCTGTCATCATCTATATTAAGATCATGACCGGCATTAATAGACAACCTGTAGACGGTCTTGACAGAGGAAGATACTTTCATTATCTCTTGTTGATACAAGTTGGTCATAAACGACTTTTCCTCCAAATCAATAAAGTCTTCTAACTCTATGTCGTTTTCCTCATCCTTCTTCCTAATGATATCCTTGGTTAGCTCTTCCATATCCTCTCCCACCTCGTCTTGCGCAGACAGTAAATGGTTGTAATAAGAAATAAGATGCTTTATATCTGAATCAAAATCAATCTTCTTCATTGTCAATAACCTTTCTATCATGAATAATAACGTCCATCAACTCCATTGATAAATTATAATCAGCCACTTCAAAAAGCTCGCTGTCTGTCAACGTCCTTAAAAAAGAAACAGACAATCCTCTTTTCTTTGCAAAAGATCTAAGTACGGCATAGAGAATGTCCCCGGCAGAATAATCAGGGAGATCGTCACAAGATGCCTGCAACATAGAAAATAAGGACTTCCTTTTATCCTCGCATTGTAAATGCCTTGCTTTACCACATCCGCCCATAACTTAACTTTTTTGAATTATAGTACCTTCAAAATTAAACGGAATTTTTTCCTCTTTTTTAGACCCATCTTTTTGATAGTGAACAGTCATGTGCTTTACGAATCTTCCTATTCCAAATCCTGCTGTATGTATCTCTATATTGAACTTAAAGTGACGGGAGTCTATGATATTCAAATTAGATGACGTACAACCACAAGATGTCTCTGATGCTGTTATCTTCATATCATGCTTCGACTCAAGAACAAATGAAAACCTTATACTGTTCCCTTTTTCTACCGGTTCGAAAATGATTTCAAATGATTTACCGTCTTTAGAGAGGTCGATATTGTATTGCTTGTCATCTGTAGAAATAACATTAAATTCATCAGAATCCATTGTAATAAGTTCTAACCTGTTCCATCTTGACTTCTCATCATAAAAATCAATAGAATACTGACGATCCATCCACGAAGGACGGGGAAGCCCCTCCCCAAGCGCACACTCCTCTGTCTTGCTCCAGGCCTTCTGCTTGATGAAGCACGTACATACCGAACAACGATTTTTACCTATTTTCTTGCTTACGTACAAAGAAAGAGGAAGCATAGAGTTAGGGACGTTCTTGGTATTGAATTTACATCCTTCACACTTTTCAAGACGTTCTTTGTACCAATCAGGATAATCTTCTTTTTTTCTTGGAAGTTTTTTTAATATCGTATCCATAAAAGCATCGTATATAACTTCCGCTTGCAAAATCTTTTTCATTTCCTATCTATTAAATTCTTGATCTTGAATATTTTGTATTTCACTAAAACTATGACCCTTACGAGATTTAAAGATAGATAATTTGTTGTGTTTTATCAACATATCCCCACCTTTTATCTCACCTGAGTTATAAGCATCCTTTATCATCCTTATCTTAATATCAAGGCACTGAAGTTCTTTTTCCTGATACTTAGATAATTTTTCTACCTTGGATTTAAGACGCTCAAGATTGTGTTTGCGCCTCTCCATCTCATGAAGATTACAAACCATATCACCCACATACGGGAACGATACAGACACGTTATCTGTGTACGTACATAAGTTATTGGCATAAGAAATACTGGCTCTGAAAACGTCACGTATTTGGTTTCGGTCGTAAACGCCCCCGGTCTTATCCATCACATCATCTATAATATGTGACTCAAATGATATAGGGAAATCATTCTTCGGCATCGGATTCAAAAGTTTTCTTTCTATAAAATAAAGAAACCAACGCACATTGATCTCTTGAACCCTCCAATACAAAAAGACGGCGCATGTTCTCTATATCCGGGCACAAACACCTTGTCCTGTAATTCCCTTCACGGTCAATCAAAATACCACGCTTCTTCATCTCCGTATCCAAAACCGATACATATTGAAGATCGGTACTGAAACAATGAGAAAACTTCTTCTTCGTCTCATACGAATATCCAAACACAAAATAATAGGCAAGAAGATTTAAGTGCCTCGCATCTATGACATTCTTCTCATTGCCGGAAGCCATTAGGTATCCGTTATAAAACAGAAGTATCTTCTTAGCCATATCTACCGTATTGGAATAAGGTACTAAAAACCTATAAGCCCTATTACTAACATCTTTATTATCACTTTCTTTCATGAGATTATCGTTTTGATACAAAGATAAGGATTAAGGATTTATAAATTTAAAATTAACGTATTTTATGACAATGGATTCAGGATTTATCCCGATATTTGCACTGTGACATTAAAAAAATAAGTTCTTGTTGTTTGATTTTTGAATTTTTGTTTCTACATTTGTAGCACGTTACGGATTTGAAGTCAATTCAAATAAAACAACAAGAATATAAAATATTAAGTGTCTTGTTGTTTTTCTACTTGGATTGATTCAAATTTGTAACGGGATTTTGGAGTTTTCCGGACGAAAAAAAAGACATGAATCGGATGGATATCCCCAAAAATCCATCCGATTTTTTTTTGTTACAGATTATGAAGCTACAATTAGGTAGAAATATTAACATAAGTCTTAGACTTTTGGAACAGTGGTCAGATGATTCGCTGTTCATGGAATTGTATGCTTTATACTGTATGATAAAAATCTCCCGCCGGGATTCGAGAATAAGATTCAAAAACAAGAAAGATCTTCTTCATAAACTTGGAATCGGGTATTCGAAGTTCAAGAACATGACAGGACATCCGATGTTTGACGAACTGTTCCGTATGACGAATAGTACGTTCGTTGCAAGAAGATATCGTGTTAATGGCGTACAACTTACTCTCGGATGCGGGAAAGTGAATATTCCAAAGAATAGGATTTTAATTAAGATAAAGAAAAATGAAATAACAAACCATGAAAAAGTCCTTGACAGGATAAGAGAGGCGATGTTTGTTAATTTAGTCAGAAACAATGAGTCTGTACTGAACAGTGGAGAGACAAACTCTCAGGCGGATGTCGTAGACGGAAGCCACTCGTATTATGGATTAATTGATTCGACGATAAGTAATAAAACAATTGCCTTGTACTTGAATGTAGGACTAACAAAAGCGAAAGAGATTGTCGGTATGGCGATACAAGACAAGCTCGTAAAAAGGTTCGAAAACATACAATTTATAACATACGTAGATAATCCTCGTGCTTACATTGAAGCAAACGAACATAACTACCCAATAGGTAAGCTGATTCCGGTATATAGGCACGGAGCTGTTTTCTGGCAAATAGCAAATACCTGGACCTTGTATAAAAAAGGAGCAACAAACAGATGGTATTTTGGAGAGAAGGATATAGAGAAAGGAGAAAAAGAAAAAGTGAGTAAGAAAGACGATTTCAATTTCTTCTTAAAAGACAATACTCATATCCTACGTTTCCTAAACGCAGAGGAAGTTGTTTCCGAAGATGGCGAAATCCTTGGCATAGATCGTAAAAAGACAAAAGAAGAAGAAGCAAGGTCATTGGCTTCTGTTATGGCTAAAGAAGCGCACAAAGACTTCTGGGACGGATATGAGCGAAGTACACAAAACCAGATTATAAGAAAGTACTATCGCGCTATCATAGCAGAAGATAAGAAGCGCAGAATGGACATGTTCTTAAACCGTCTTAAACAATCATACGACAAGGTTAGTGGGTGGAGCAAGGAGAAGGTAGCCACGGTAAAGGCAGGCATGGCTGATGCGGAAGCCTGCTGTGCTGAGGTGGGGACGTCCGTTGCCGGGGTCTGTGGTAGGGTAAGTAGGAGAATGAAATCCTATAACAATACCGCTCCTGACAAAAAGGCAGGTTTTAATGAGGTACGGGATATGTATGCTGAGTTCGCCGGCGAGATGGCTAAAGCGGTGGGGTCGGTAAGCGAAGACATCTATATGTATGTTAAGGCAGAACAGTTTAAGGAAAAGATAGAGAATATGGATATATCTGTCCAATCATTACCTAACATTAATACAACAGTAGACAATGATAAAGAATTAGATGGTGAATCTGTATTCAAGGATATACCATTAGAAGAACTATCATTCTATAATGATACCTATCTTTACCCTTCATCTCAGTATTCATCATTGTAATGTTTGGTACTTGAGAGAGGGTCTGTTATTAGTGGCCGCCAACAGAGCCGAAAAACGATAATCTCGTAGAACATCGACGTAAACACCCGTTAGCCACTACTATGCCATTACTGCACCCATACTAAACCACATTACTGTCTGTCACAAAGAAACTTATCCAACTTATTATTTCTTTTTAATCCTAATTAATTCATTTTATATTTTATGTTTTATTTTATTTTCATACTTTTGTTTTGTAGAACAAAATCAGAAAAAAGATGGCTATAAGTTACGACAAAAAAATCATGGAGTGCGTTCTTCGTTCAGTTATGTCCGAAGGTAATGTCGCCCAGGGAAAGGCTATTAAGTCTATTTGTAAGTCACCAAAACCGCTGTTTATAACCGGTAAAGGAGGAAGTGGAAAAGCACAGCCTTTGTATGCTAAAATTTTAACGCCAGATGGTTTTAAGAATATGGGGGATATAAAGGTTGGTGATAAAGTTATGGGCGCAGATGGTAAACAACAGACTGTATTGGGTGTGTATCCACAGGGAATTAGACCTGTATATAAGGTAACTATGAATGATGGTTATTTTACATATTGCGATGAAGAGCATTTGTGGTCATATAGATTATCCAGTCATTATGGTAAAACTCCATTTTCGAGATGCAGTACACTAAAAGAAATTATAAGTACAGGTATCAGGAAGAATGTTAAAATAAAAAATGGTGAAAAACAGCCGTTAAGATATGAAATTCCAGTGTGCCGACCTATAGAATATGAAGAAAAGAAATTTTCTATACATCCGTATGTATTGGGAGTTCTTATAGGTGATGGGAGTTTAAATGGTAATATGGCTATTTTTTCTTGTTCTGATTCTGATGTAGAAATAAGAAATAGAGTAGAGTCATTTCTTGGAGAAGATTTTCTATTGAGTAAAAAAAAGGAACATCCAGCCATCACATGTCCTCAATACAGTGTGATTCAAAAAAATCATACAAAAGGTGGTGGGTTTATAAATAGGATAAAGGATTTAGGACTAAATGTTACGTCTGGGTATAAATTTATACCAGAAGAATATAAACTTGGCAGTATCGATCAGAGAATGCATTTGTTAAATGGTTTAATGGACACCGATGGAACATGCTCGAAAGAAAGAAATAGATTGACGTATTCTACTACAAGCAAGAGATTGGCTGAAGACATTGTTGATCTTGTACAGTCGTTAGGTGGAATAGCTAAGATAAATACGCTTTTTAGACCTGATAAGAAATACGTGTATGAATATACCGTAAGAATAAAAATGTACGATAATGTATTTACATTAAAAAGAAAAAAAGAAAGATATGTTCCTAATCCGGCAAGAGTTTCAAGGTATATAGAAAGCGTGGAAAAGGTAGATGATTCTGAATGCGTATGTATAAAAGTATCAAATAAAGACGAGTTGTATATAACAGATAATTATATTGTAACTCATAATACTACTTTCCTTAAGCGTATTATACCGGCATTAAAAAATGCGGTTGTTGTAGCTCCTACAGGTGTTGCTGCTGTTAATGCAGGTGGTCAAACCATTCATTCATTTTTTAGAATAGGAATGCAGCCGTATATACCTGAAATACGAAAAGGCGCGTTTATGGATAACTGCGAATATAAATTCAACGGAGGTTCGGAAAAGATTTTACAGAATATAAAGTATCTTATCATAGACGAGATTTCTATGGTTCGCCCTGATCTTCTTGACAACGTAGCTGATATACTTCGTCATGCAAGAGGAGACAAGGACCCGTTTGGCGGCGTGAAACTTATTATGGTAGGTGATTTATTTCAACTTCCGCCAGTAATTAAGGAGGATTTTTTTAGAGAAATATACGATACATCTTACTTCTTTAGCTCCAAGTCTCTAATGGCTTCTGGTATGGAAATGGTTTCTTTTGAAAAAATATACCGTCAGAAAGATGAGAAGTTTATTAGTGTCCTTAATAAGGTGCGTGAAGGGCAGATGGATGATGATGTATTTGATACAATAAACAGCAGATGTATTCAGTCTGATAATAATCAAGGATATGTTGAGATTGTAACTACCAACTCAAAAGCTACGGCTATTAACGAAATGAGAATATCATCGTTACCAGGCTCTTTAAGAAAATTAGAAGCTGTTATAAACGGTGATTATCCTAAAGATGCTCCGGTTGAAAAAACTCTTTTCTTGAAAGAAGGATCAAGAGTTATGATAACAAGAAACGGAGGAGAGTACTTCAATGGCTCTCTTGGTACTGTATTATCTATAAAAAAGGGTGAGATTGAAGTAGTCCTTGATAAACCGAAAGATGATGAGCATACTAAGGTTGTTATAACACCATGTTCGTTTGAGAAAGTAAAATACGTAAGAAACGGATATAAGATAGAATCTGAAGTAGTAGGAGCTATTATTCAGTATCCTATAAAAATAGGTTATTCTATCACGATCCATAAAGCCCAAGGCCTGACATTGGATGCGGCTATGATGGACGTATCTAATTCTTTTGAAACAGGACAGCTATATACGGCTCTTTCAAGAGTAAAGTCTCTTGATGGATTATATCTTCGTCAACCTATTCCTAAGACGGTAAAAACCAGCGATCAGGTGGTGATAAACTTCTATAAAAGGACTCTTGGTAATGGAGGTATTGTGAAACCGGTTCCAATGGAAGAGCTTGAAAAGTCAATGATTAATTTGTCAACCGGATCTGAAATAGATTTTGCAGAGTTTAATTTATAAAAAAAAATATAGTTATGAAATTTGGAGAAGCTTTAGAGGCAGTAAAAGAAGGTAAGTTAATTGCTCGTTCAGGATGGAATGGTAAAGGAATGTTCGTATTCCAGCGACCGGAAGATTGGTTGTCTACTGATATGATAGTTAATAAAGTAAAGTCATTGCCGGATTCGTTTAAAAAATACGTAAACGATTATTATGACATAGATGAAACCAACATGATTAAATTTTGTTCTTATCTGTGCATGAAAGATGCTAACAATAATATTGTAAATGGATGGTTAGCTTCTCAATCAGATATGTTGGCTGATGATTGGATGGTAGTTGGTTAAGGTAACTTAGTTTATCACCGCTTTATTTCTTTTTATAAATCAATCAATTATTTGCTTTTAAAAATTACAGTTATGGAAACAAAAGAAGAAAAACAAAAGAAGTTTGTGACAGAATTTGAAATCAATGGAGAAAAGTATGGCGGATATATTTATGCTACAACTTTTTCCGAAGCTGAAGATTTTGTTAGACAAAGAAAAGCGACAGAGAAAGTTGTAGGTGGTCCGTGTTTAGAACAAGAAGAAATTAATCGTCTTTATAACCATTCCTCTTAGAATTTTCAATGATCCTTGTTTGTTGGCATAACCTTGAGATGGTGATACTATAGTATATAAGTACCTAATAAGAATATGGCAAGAGTAGATAAAATATTTCAAGACAATTTGGCTCTTATAATGAGCCAGCCATGGGAAGAGGTAAGGCGACCGGTCTACGGTGACGGGACAGGCGTAAAGGTGAAGCGTATCCTGCAAGTATGCAACCAGTACGATCTTCGCCGGGAATTTCCTCTTGGTTCGCTTAGACCTACTAATCTTAAAAACTCCATAAAAGAAATTTTGTGGATTTGGCAAAAAAGATCGGTAGATATCAAAGATCTTGGTCTTCATATATGGGATCAGTGGGCTGATGATAATGGAAAGATCGAAGGATGTTATGGAGATATGGTGAACAGACATGTTTATATGGGAACCGGAAAAGCTCCAGAGGGTATGATAGACATCCATGATGGTCTTTACGGTTTTCTTAACCAAACAGACTTCATTCTTTGGTCACTCAAGAATGATCGTTCATCAAGAAGGATCGTAGCATCTATGTTTGATCCTGAAACCAATGGACTAAAACCTCTTCAAGAATGTGCGTTTCAGGTAAATTTATCTGTTAAAGGAGATGAGTTGTATATGACGCTTTATCAGCGCAGCCAGGATGCTATTGTTGCCGGCCTATGGAATGTAGCACAGTACGCTGCACTTATGATGATGTTCGCTCACGACGCAGGCCTGAAGCCGGCTATTTTTACGCACTTCATTCAAGATATGCACGTATATGACCGGCACGAAGAGCAGGCAAACGAGCTCCTCCGTCGCTCTCTCTTCGGACCGGTTCCGCAGGTTACTATCTCATCTCGTATGGAAGGGAAAGGGTTTTATGATTTTGTAGCTGATGATTTTGAGGTATGGAATTATGAACCGAAGGAGCAAATAAAATTTGAGATTGCGAAATGAAAATAAGCATAGATAGAAGAGCCAAAATGATTCCTATTATGGAAATCAGTGCCGGCGATGAAGTTAATATCGGAGGCTTTGATTATATTGTTGAAAGCATAACTCCATGTAGGAAAGGATCTTATTCAGATGCGTATGGAATTAGGTTGGTCATATCTTCTTATAAGCATGGCCAACTTGTAAGGAAAGTAGATAGTGTTTTTTCTATCGATTCTATTTTAGTATTTCTCCCTAAAGGAGATTCTGTTGTAGTAGAGTGCTCTTATAGAGAACTTGAAGAATATTTCCCTAAAATATAGTACAATGACAGGCGAAGAAAAATGTAACCGATGCGAGCAGTTTGGACCGAACGGTCTCACTGACTATCCATGTAAAAGGATTCCATCAAGGAACTGTCCTTGGTTTATTAAAATATCGGATAAGAAATATAAGAAGATTCTTGCCGATAGGGTGAAAAGAATTAAGGAGAATGAGAAACTTAAGCAAGAGATGATGAAAGATCAGGATCTTGTTGAAGAAGTGAAACAAAACACGAAAAGATTAATGCAATGAAAAAGAAAAATATAAAACCAGAAGAAGTGGAAGTCGTTATTCCTAAAGAAGTAGAAGCTATTAACATATGTGGAGATATCGATAGTTTTATAAAACACATTATATATGTCAGCTTGGATAAGGTAAGTAGTGATAGGGCGTTTGTCAATAACGATATTCTGTATATGGTTACATACGCCTCTATAAAAGGTAAAAATATACCTGTTGGTGTATTAGCAAAACAAAAAGAAGCTGAAACAGAAGATATTGCTATGCCGTTTGAGGATATTGGAAGGGATGTAAATGTAGTGTATCCTATTGAAATAGGAAAGAAGTTTAAAGGATTTTACATTCTTAGTAATGGTGCTGTGGCTATCGATTATGAACTTACAGACAATGGAGGTTTTGAAAATGATGATAGTATTGGTAAAATCGACATGAATCTAAATTGATACATTATGGTATTATATATAGCAGCAGATCCGGGAAAAGATGGAGCCATAGCCTGCATCGATCAGGACAGTAAACTAATATCAAGAATCTCCACTCCAAGAATATCAGCTTCAGGACCAGTAGACTTGACTAAAGAATATGTTTTTTGCCGGGATACGATCGTAGAAAACAATCCTGATAGGGTAGTATTTGTCATAGAGGACGTACACGCACTGTACGGGGTCAGCACGTCCTCTACAGCCTCCCTCATGGAGAACAAAGGCCAACTGCATGGGCTGTTCCTCTCCCTCTGCATGGCATTTACGGACATAAGTTGCTCCGTTAATTTCATAGCCCCTAAAACATGGCAGAAATTGGTTTGGACGCATTCTGATAAGGTCATGGAAGCCAGTAAGGTAAATACTAAGAAAACGTCATTGGCTTGCGCTAAAAGGCTGTGGCCAAACGATACGTTCGTTAAAAACGAAAGATGTAAGACAGCCCATGACGGTATAGTTGATGCGATGCTTATAGCAGAAGCAGCAAGAAGAACCATTTAATCTATTTTAAATCATTTTAAAATAGATTAATTCGTAATTAGATTTTAAAATAATACATTTGCAGTGTTAGATAGTCATAATCGTAAGTTTTAAAAAAATGAAAGTAAGAGTTCCTGGCATACTAATGAATGAGAAACTTTCAAACATTTCAAAGATGTTTGATAAGGTTCTAAAGGATTGTGTCACATCGAATATAAAAATTACTTTATATTTTGATCATATCCGGATACAAGCCATGAACGAACGTATAACATATACGGATGATATTTTCGATGTGAATACTGATATTTCTTGTGACCATAAGTTTTCTCTTTTAGTAGATGCCGGGACTCTTATTTCGTTTTTTAAAAATCATAACCAGGATATAGAGATAGAGATAGAGATTAAAAACGATTACAGTATCGTTTTTAAATACGATAGAGGATCTTTTTCTTCTATTTGGATTGAGGATAAGGCTTTCCCTGATTTCTTTTATCCTGTAGGTGATGGTATTCGTGTTATGAGCTCGTCTTTCATTCAGTCTATGAAAAGATCTTTTGCGTTTGTTGGATCGGATGAATTTAGACCGGCTATATGCTCGATTCTTCTTAATGTGAAGAAAGACTATATTGACATTGTTTCTACTGATATGTTCCGTCTGTTTATAAACAGGAAAGAGTATGCTAATGCAGTAGAAGAAAGGTCGATTATGCTAAGTGAGGTTGCGGCTTCCATCTTATACCGCTTTCTATATGATAAAGATACGGAGATCAGTATTTCCACAGATGGCGTTAGAACGTTCTTATGCTTTGATAATGTAATTATATCGGATATGAACGTAGAACAACAGTATCCTAACTACGAATACGTATGTAATAAATTCGAAAAATCTTCAAGGGTTAAGTTCGACAGGGATTTGCTTATATCTGTTCTTAATTCTATGACTTTAGTGGATAATGTTGTCAATGTTAAGGTAGATAAAGAAAGCGGCATAACAGTAATGTCTGAGGATTTTGGAAATAGAAAAAAGATAATGGAATCAATGCCTTTGAATGCGCTTGAAGGCCCGTGTTTTAATTTTTCTATCGGTAAGGAAAATATACTGTCTTCCGTAAAATCACTTATAAAAGGAGATGTTGTCATGGATTGGTCTGATCAGTATAAGATGATAAAGATGTTCAATCCTAAATACGAATCAACATACGTCTTAAATCAAACATTGTATAATCTATAAAAAAATAATAATATGGCTTTTAGAGAAAACAGAAGTTTTGGTACAACTTATTATCTGTATATTAATTCAGATGGTAACTTGTATGAAAAAAGTAACGAACCAAAAGAAGGTTTTGTTCAGCACATAAATCCTAATAGCGGTCAGCCGGCGGGATATTGGAAAGAGTATTATAATGGAGTAGTTGGATACATTAACTACATCGGGTTAAAGTCAAGCACTTTCTCTAATGGAAATACTGTTACTAATTTCCTTATCGTATTAAAAGATTACGAACTTAATGAAAACTATTGTATTTCCATACCTCTCGTCAATCAAAAAGGAAATATCAAGGGCTTTGTTAAGAGCTTCGTAAAATACTACGAAAACATCGATTTCAGTCGTGAAATTTATTTCAATGTCTTTAAGAAGAAGAAAGATGACGAGTTTGGATCTTCGGAACTTATTATCGCATATGCCGGAGTAGACGGAGAAAAAGATCAGCTTGTTGAACGTTTTTATAAAAAAGGCGTAAATGGTTGGCCTGACCCTGTTGAAGTTACAGGATTTGATGGCAAGAAAAGCCTCGATTATTCAGCTCAAAACAACTTTACTTATCAGAAGATTACTGAATATTCAAACAGGTTCAATGCTTCTATTAAAGATATCAGAGCAGGTATAATGGCTAAATTAGGTTTAGGAGGAAATACTCAGCAAGAGCCTACAGCCCCTCAGACTTATACCCAGCAGCCGGCCGCGCCTCAACAGGTTCAACAACCTCAGTCTGTTCCGAGTGCTATTCCGTATCAAAATTACCAACAGCCTGCTCAACAGCCAGCACAGTATCAGGCACCGGCTCAGCCTGCTGCACCTGCCCAGGCGCCTACTACAAGGAGCACCAAGCCTCAGCATCAGACGCAGCCACAGCCGCAAGCACAGATGCCGAACTTCCCTCCTATGGAAGAAGAAGACCTTCCATTTTAATATAAACATCAGCCCAGGAGAATAACATCTCTTGGGCTTTTAAAGATTGTGTAGAATGATAGTAGAAATAGTTACAAGATTTCCCCTTATTAAACTTCGTAGGAAAGTGACAGAAGAAAGGATTATGGCGAAGCATGGGGATAAATTATGTATGATCTACTCAGAAACCAGAGAAAAATATAAGCAAGGAGATGAGTGGGTCGATGATCCTAATGATGCAGACATAAGTACTTTTCGTGAGTGCTATGAATCAACGAAGGATATAAAAAAAGAAGGTATTGTTTATTGTACTATAAAAATATAATTATGGACAAGTTGGAAGATATTGAAAGACTTCTTTCTGAAAAAGAAGATAGCAAGAAGGATACTGTTTCTGAAAAGAACAACAAACATAAAAAAGAAGATAAGGTTGTTAATAAAATACCTGAATCTTATTTGACTCCAGGTTATCAGAAGACTGTGCAGGTAGGTATTAAGAAACTTTATCCTGATGTAGTGGTACCTGAATACAAACATGATGGAGATGCATGTTGTGATATTCGTGCATATAGAGTGGTGAAGATGGTGAATGACATGGGAGTGGAAATAGATGTTCCTTCCGATTTTGAATCAATTACCTTATATCAAGGTTATTCTGTTAGAATCGGAACCGGCTTCAAGTTGAATATCCCAGAAGGATGGTGTGCGAATGTAGAAGGAAGATCAGGATTCTCTTTTGACGAGGGAGTGGTAGTTACTAACGCACCCGGTAAATGCGAATTTACCTACAAAGGAGAGTATATGGTTAATCTTACTAAAATCAATAAAAAACCGACCGTAATCCATAAAAACGATCGAATAGCTCAGATGGAAATAGTTCCACAATACAAAATGGTATTGGAAGAGGTGACAGATATTGAGGTAGAAGACGGAAATGAACGTGGAGAAAAAGGTCTTGGTAGTTCTGGAGTTAAGTAATGTTTAAATATTTTGAAAATGAGCATGTTAGGTTTTACATTCATCACAGACAGCAAGCTGTCAATGTACAGGGAGAAAGTTATTAAATCCGAAAATCTTGCAAAAGAAATTGAGGAAATGCAGGATAAGGCTGATTTTTACAAGGAAAGGCTTTCCGAACTTAAGTCAGATATCGCTTCAAAGGATAAAGAGATTTTATCTATTGGCAAAGATCTTTCTGAGTCTAAGGAAAAGATTGACGCCTTGAAGGAAAATCAGAAAAAGCTGATAAAAAGCGTCAAGAAGAAAACGGAAGAACTTGATTCGGTCAAGGCTGATCTTGACAAAGCTAAGTCTGATCTTGATGAGGCTAATTACAAAATCAGTAACTTGGAAGAAAAGAAAAACAGTATATCATATGAATTAAAAAAGAAATCAAATGCGTTGATTGAAGCCAGGATCAGAATCGGAGATTTGGAAAACGAGGTTTCTGTTGGGTCCAAAACAATACAAGAGTTAGAATCGAAGCTGAAATTAATGCAAGTAGAATTAAGAGGCTACCAGATAGGTATAATCGGTAAAGACAAAAATGATGTCGCTGAGCCGGAATTGGATAAAGATGAGGAGGCAGATAAGGATGTGGCAGAACCAGAGAAGTCCGATGTTGTTCCTGAGACGGATGTGATTCAGGAAGAAGCCGGTGATATTGTGGAGCCCGAAAACGAAGCTGAACGAGTAAAAGACACTAAAAAGAAGAAGAAAAAAAAGAAGTAGGTATTTTAATCCTTTTTATATTTTAATGTTTGCCATATTATGGGTTAGTACTTAACTTTGCGTTGAGAGAGTTTTTAGGATAAATTATTTGGTTGAAAATTTTAGCTGATATATGCAGGCGTCTGTGAAGGCTCCTGCATATTTTTAAGGTCCTGTAGCTTAGTGGTGAAAGCAGGCGGCTCATAACCGCAAGATCGTGGGTTCAAATCCCTCCGGGACCACTGTCCAATGGTGTAGTGGTAACACAACAGATTTTGGTTCTGTTATCGGAGGTTCGAATCCTCCTTGGATAACGATTAAGTTTTTGTGGAAATGTTAATTATCTCAGTGTTTGCGGTGTGTGAACATAGCAAACATTAAACGGCCCATTAGTTTAACGGATAAAACCTTTGAGTCCTAATCAAAAGTTGCCTGTTCGATTCAGGCATGGGCTACATGGCTTGTTGGATGAGTGGTTTAGTCAGGGATCTGCAAAATCTCGTAGGGCGGTTCGATTCCGCCACAAGCCTCTAAAAAAAGTAAGACAATGAACTACCCAGAGCAACAAATGCTTAAGATCCTTAATAGGGATCTGTTAAGTAATCCGATGTATGTTATTAACAATCTTCATATATATGATTGGGAATCTGACTTCCTGGCCATAACAAGATCATTGTACGCTTATGAAGTAGAGGTCAAGATGTCTAAACAAGATTTCTTTAACGACTTCAAAAAGGATAAAAAACATAAGGTTCTTAAAGACGGCATTATTAAGGTAGGTGGTGTCATAAGCTATCCTCCAAACTATTTCTACTACGCCTGTCCGCCTAATATGATTGACGTAAGTGAAGTCCCTTCTTATGCCGGGCTGATTTATGTCGATGTTAGTAAAAATAGGAAGAACGTCGTTAAGGTAGCACCTTTAATTCATAGACAGAAGTTTGATGTAGTGGGTAGGAAACTGGTGGATAAGTTTTACTACAATATGCTTACTTGGAAGAAAAGAGCTATTTCAAACGTGTATGCTGACCCAGCCAAGGAAAGAGAGAAAGGCGTGCGTGCCGGAGCTGAGGCTGTGAGGAAGTCGGCCTGGGATGCGTTCAGGGCGCAGTGCCCGCACATTGCTTTCCCCTATGGAAAAGAATTTCCGATGTGTGACGATCACGAACAAGATCATCCCATGAGAGACTGCATACTTCAGTGTGAAAAAGGTAGAATATTTAAAAACAAATTAAAATGAGCACCCCACGTGAATTAAGCAGGATAGCTAATAGGATAGCCGGTAAGATGACTGATGATGGATGGGTCAGCCCCGGTAGGAAGAATCTTGTCTCTGATAAGAAGGTCATGGAATTAATAAATTTGATCTTTAATGAAATATGGAGGGAATTAGATGACGGGAAAAGAGTCCATATCAGAAAACAGATGATTTTAAAAAAGATTTTTGTCAGTAGGCAAAAAGATAAATACTACATACAATGCATAGAAAAAAGGGACGCCAAATAGACGCCCCTTTTCTTTTTCTGTAAGTAATTGTTATTTCATTACTTTCCTTACCAACTTAGAAACAGCTTGCGTGATAGTCCACCTGATGTTTGCATTAACATTGATAGTCTGAGGAGTACCGTTTGCATCCAAGTTAATTACCTCCTTGTCTATCTCCAAGAACGGATCACCTGCTGTCTGGGTAATAACCGTATTAGCTGCCTGACCACCAGCGGCCGTCACCTTAAGAGTATTTACCAGATCGTTTATATTAGTGTTCGCAGCAATATCGGAGAATACGATACTGAAAGCAAAGGCTCCTGTTGCACCAGGGTCGTCGGCGATAACAGCGCCGTTGTTGGTAGCCTTACCTGCCGCCTGATAGGAGGTAGGTATTTCCAACGTCAGAGGATGAGTTCCGTCCGGAGTTAAGGAGAACGTTAATTTAGTTGAGTTACTTGTACCGTTGATTGTTACAGTACCACCTTCTTTCCCTACAGATGCAGTAGGATCTATTTTTACGAACTCAGCTACCGGAGATTGGTTGATGGTAGCACTTTTCTTAACATCCCCGGATTCGGCACCAAATTCTACTTGTAACGTACGCTGTACACGACCTTCGTATTTTTCACCTGATACGGTAACCGCCTGATCACCGTCACCTGATCCCGGATTGAAGGTTACAAAACCTATTTTCATTTCTGCCATGACATAAATAATTTTGTAGTTAATTAATATCTTGACAAAGATATATTTATTACACGAAAATCATATTATTCATGTTTATAAATTAAAAGCTATATTTGACCTAAAATATAAGACAATTATGAGAAGAAGATTTTTTGACAAAATAGGGGGCGATCTCCCTACTGATAATTTTATGGTTTTTGATAAATCAGTATCAGATCCGGCTAATATAACAATAAGCGAAGACAGTGATTTTTTATATCGTTTGATTACCAGTGGCTTTTATAGAGTTCTTTGCAAGAGCGCTGCGGGAGGAAGAGAGGTTTTTGTATGTAGATTGGGAAATAATGACAGCAACTTATATCTTGATGGCAGTAGGGCTGTTCTTACCGGACAAGAAGGTGATGTGATGGTCGTTTTCTTAGAATTTTGGTATAAATGGTATAAGGTGGATGATAATAGATTTCTTTATCATTTTGCTGATCATAATATCGATGGCACTTACATCCATGTCCCGCAATCTCTTGTTGGAGCATATAAAGGATATGTATCTTTGAATAGATTATATAGCTGGAGTGATGTTACTCCTACGACGAACGTATCATTATCTGATTTCAGAAGTTACGCAAAAGCACGTGGTACCGGATACCAGGTGATAGATTTCCAGCAACATTGCGTGATTGCTATGATGTTGTATGCTAAGTACAAAACACGAAACACGCAAGCTGTATTAGGAACCGGTGGAGCAATCTCTGATCCGGCTACAACAACTGGCAGCAGTAACGAGATCGGTAATGTGGATACCAAAAACGAAAACTCTAAATACGTTTCAGGCTTAGGCTTGGAAGGTGTTTTCGGCGGTATCTTCGAATGGGTGGACGGTGTGGAAATCAATAACCGAGTTTGGAAAATAACCGATCCTGACGGTTCGACTCGCAACGTGAACGCCGCGACTTCCGACGGCTGGATAACGAACATCGCAGCCGAAAACGGTCCTTTTTTCGATATGGTACCAACGAATGTAGGTGGCAGCGAAACGACACATTATTCAGATCACTATGATCAATCATCGGACGTCAACCTTGTTTTGGCGCGCTCCGCTTACGACTCGTATTCGTATGACGGTGTGGCGTTTGTGGATGCGTTTTACGATGCCTCAAGCATGTATCCATACTACGGTTCGCGTCTCGCTTTTCGTGGAACCATATCCGAAGTAAGTCCGGAGCAGTTTAAAAAATTACCAGCATTATAATATCATATTTTAACTGTTTTTAAATAGTATTGTTGATATTATTATGTATGTTTGCAACATCAATATAAAATATTATAGCCATGAAAGTAGATTTTTTTAACAGTAAGGATTTTTTAGGATCTAAAACTAAAGAAAGCAAGATCCGGAAGTTGTCAATCAGCAAAAGTAAGATAATGACTATCTCTGTCTATAATTTGAATTGGATGGGGGTAACGGATGCGGTTGTTATCGGCTTAGAAGAAGGGAAGGCATTTGAAGGAGTTGAAAATACGGTCTTTTATCTGGCTGCTTCTGATGTTGAAGACGAGAGATCGTTTAAGGTAAATAACCTTGGTGTAAAATACAAGAGGGTTTACTTAAAAGACCTGCTCGATTATCTTGGATGGGATATAGGAGAAAATTCTTATGCTGTGTATGATATTATAAAAGAAGACAGTAATCTATTCCGTCTTCAGCTTAGGGTAATAAAAAAGAGTAGGAGTGAAAAATGATGAACGATATAGATATTAAAAATAAAAGAATACTGCTATTTGATTTTGACGGGACGCTTATAGAAACCGCTTCTGGGAATACGTTCGCTACAGACTTGACAGATATGAGGATTAAGATGGATGTGGTGAATAAGGCTCTTGACCTCATGCAGGAGAACGGTGTTAAGGTATTTGCTATCGTAAGCAATCAAGGAGGAGTAGAAGCTGGGTTTGTTTCTGGAGCTGATATTGAAGCTAAGATAGAATACGTACTGAGGTCCGTACATGATTTGGCGGTAAAACGTGGCATAAGAGGCGTGATATATGAAAAGCGACTATGTTATTCCAATGATAAACAAGATCCGATGAGGAAGCCTAACACTGGCATGATTGATGATGTCCTTATGGAATGTAAAGACACTGTAATGCACGGTATGAACTTTAGTCAACTTAAGGAATGTTCGTTGATGGTCGGGGACGCCAGTGGCCTACCAGGGCAGTTCTCTGATTCGGATAAGGTATGTGCTGAGAATGCTGGTATTGACTATATGGATGTTACTCGGTTTGTTGGTAAGGATCTTGATTTAAATTTATAATCTCATATTATGAAAGTAAAGAATACAGCAATAGTTTATCATAAATCGGATTTGGATGGCGTTGTATCGGCAGCTATCGCAACCATGTACGAAAACAGTAAAGACAGGGATGTTGTTTATATCCCGTATTCGTATGAAGATGATGTTAAGAAAGTTACCAGCAAGGTGCGTGATTTAGATGTTGTTTATGTTCTTGACGTGTCTTTCGGAGCCGATTCTAAAACGGTTTTCAAAAAGTGGCTTGATGAAGGAAAGGGCCTGATGTGGATAGATCATCATAAGGGAATTATCGAAGATAGTAAGACATGGGGGTTCACTGTTCCAGGGTTGAGGAGAGTCGGTGTCGGTGCGTGCGCACTTGCCGCCGACCTGCTGATGGGGAAGGTGCCTGCGATCGTCCGGTGCTTGTCAGACTACGATGTGTGGAATAAAGAATCCGGTTTAGGCTGGGATACGGTAGTAGCTGTCCAGTATGCCTTGAGATCAAAAATAAGACTCAATGTATTGATTGCATTGTCGTATTTATATGATCACTTTAAAGAAAATATGAAAGACAATGAAATTGATCTTATTTTTTATGATCTTGCTAAAGAAGGACGTGCTATAATTAACTACATGGCTGGTAAAAACGAAGATGAGGTAAGTAGGTACTCGTTCGAAGCTTACGTCGACGAGGTTAAGGTCGTGGCGATGAATACTACAGAATTTAGTTCTAAAGTATTTGATTCTCTTACACGAGACTGGTTAGACGGTAGAAAAATTAAAGCCCTTATGCCATTTTGTATCATGCCAGGTGGTAAGGTTAGGTTCTCTCTTTATGAATGCGTGGAAGACAGCGTAGATTGCTGTGAGGTAAGTAAGAGATTCGGTGGTGGAGGACATGCTGGTGCTGCTGGATTTGTTATAGATGTATCAAGTGACCAGTTTAAGGACTTCCTTGAAAACCATAAACTTACTTCAATTAAATAAATTAATAAGGTCGTGTTTTAAATAGGATTGGTTTCTATCAATCCTATTTTCTTGTTGTGTGTGAGGTGGGTGGGTGATGGGAGAGAGGGTAAAAGATGTTTATGTAATGAGGGATATGAAAGATGTTTATGTGATGGGAGAGAGGGTAAAAGATGTTTATGTAATGAGGGATATGAAAGATGTTTATGTGATGGGAGAGAGGGTAAAAGATGTTTATGTAATGAGGGATATGAAAGATGTTTATGTGATGGGAGAGAGGGGGTACCTATCACGAACCTCCCGCCCCCGAAACGCGTTTTCTCCCCCACACCCCCTTCGCTGGAAAATCGGAAACGCGTTTTTATCTCAAACCTACAAACTCGCTGATTATCAATAACTTATTTAAATTATTGATAATCAATGTATTATTATAAATTATTGATTATAAGCCACTTAAATAAGCATATATCCTACATATTAATGTACGCGTGTAATACCGCTCTCGTTCGTTTTATAAATTGCTGATAATCAGACGATAGAATCGAAATTAATACAAGTTAACAAAAAAAAGATAGCATATATATTTGTAGCAACAACAAATTTCGTATATTTGCGTCGTGATCGAGAGAGATCGCAAGTTAACATGATGAACCTATATAGTGTACCCGTTGGGCTAACTATATATGTATCTGTAATTGCCCGCGTTGTGGGTCATTAATTTGATTTAACAATTAAAATATATTGGGATATGATTACGAAAAAAAATGTAAACAAGCTGCAAAACGCTGTTATTAAAGAGAATGCCGCAAATTTGGTAGGTGCTGTTAAACTGTACAACGCTCTATTTTCAAATGGATCTGATTTGAAATCCATTTGCAAGGCTTTGGAAATACCGGCAGAATACGCTGTAAAGGTAGCAGCCCTCGCCAAGGATAAAAAACGCCTGGTAGCTGTGTGTAGCCAAATGTTACCGAAAGTTGACGATACATTTGTTAAATTTGCTTTATACTCTAAAGTGTATAAGGATACCAATGCAGACAAAGAGAAAGGCGTTGAGGCTAAAACGGCTGATTGGTGCGCTGAGAATGTGGTTTACGGTAGCGAATATAAATCATTTGGTTTTACTACTGCCGAATCATTGGAGACCAAAAAAAGCACTAAATGGTTGATAAAAGAAAACGACGAGTATAAAGCTACTTATGTGGCTGTTAAGATCAAATCTTATTCAATCCGTACCATTGCAAAGTGTGTGAGTGAATATTTGGCGCACGAAAGCAACCAGCAGTAAAAAAAGGTTAGGCGCGTACCGTTAAACGCGCCTGTACGCCATTGTCAGTGGGTGCACGTCCCGCGTATGCTTTAGACTGAAGCTGACAAGCAGAGAGTTATTTTACATATTGGAAGGCAAATATACCGTTGCCCTTGCCGTTGGCAATCAAAGGGTTGGTATTACTGCATGAACTACGTTGAATAAGCGCGGTTTATGTTAGGTATGTGATTACAGTTTGGAAAACATGCCGTTGTACGAGGTTTGTCTCCAGATCGAAACGTGTCTTACTTGCTTACACGAAAAAATAGAACAAGGCTGTAGATTAAATTACAGGGTACAAGCATGTAGCCTACCATGTAGGGACGTGTCGTATCAAAACGCAAGGACACAATCGCCTTTATTTGTGGCTAAGTTGTGTAGCAGACGGAAAATATAATAACAACATAGTACGGGCCTGTACACAAGAACTACGTACTAATTACGGGCTGTTGGTTGTAGCATAAAATTCGTACAGGATAGGAATGCGCGTCCGGTTCGATTCCGGAGCAACCTCTAAATTATAAACAATACAATAACATGGGAAAGAAAGAAATGATCAACGCTTTAATTGAAGCGTTCAATAAATCTAAAAACAGTTGCGTAAAAATAACATTGCGTAACTATATCGAGACGGTGGAAACATTGAGCGAAAGTGAGTACAAAGAGGCGGAAGGTTTCTATATCGAAGCACTTAACCGCTGGAGTTAATCATAATTAAAGCATAAAGAAAATGGAAAGGAAATTTAAATCTCATATGGTAGACGTCCGCGGTCTGTCCAGGAAAGAAGCTAAAGAAAAGCGGAAAAGAGCGTATCGGGAATTTATGTTGTATCGTGATCTCAAAGAAGCGTATCATGCCGATACAGGAAAGGACAAATGCAAACGTAAAGTCCATACATCACGAACATACGTGAAAGAAAACATAAACAGTATTTAAATAGGGATAGGGTTGTTCCGAATATCGGAGCAGCCCTATTTTCGTATCCTACCCTTTCTATTTAAGGGTAAGATATTCTGAGAGTGAACGGCGGATGTGTGCTATATTGGTCTAAAACGAAACTAAAATATGAGAGTTCGGATATAATGCCGGTATTTTGTCTATATCATGTCGTTAAAATTGGTTTAAAACGAAACTTAAGGCGGTTTTCTGGCCCAAAATAGGGCGTCGGATGCCGCCTTTTTCGTCTCTATGGATTGAAAATTAGGCTTATTGTACTTTTCTTAAAAATAAGGTATGCTTGATTATCAATTAGTTAGGTTTTATGATACCCGTATTTTCGGACACACTTATTGTAAATTTTTTATTTTATGTGGTGGTTTTTATTAGTAGCTGACCTGTATTTTTTATCGGTTGGAGTAAGGTCTATGTTAGAGTACGGACCAGATCAGTATAATATTGTGATGGTTTTTTGCTTTTCGTTTTTGGCTTTGATTATAGGTCTGAATATCTATCTTGATAGGAGGAGCAGGCGGTAGGGCGTGGGCTGAAGTCTCTCTATTCTCTCTATGGAATGATATTATCTCCAAATCCCCCATACTCCATGCCAGAGTATAAGCTTGTAGCGCTCTTCGTATGCCTGTAGCGAGGTGTGAGAGCGCAGGTTCTATGCGGAAAGCCGGAGGATTAGCCGGGGTTGGAGAGGGGGAGAGGGAGGGCACTCCCTACCAACAAAATTCAACTCCCTACCAACAAAATTCAACTCCCTACCAACAAAATTCAACTCCCTACCAACAAAATTCAACTCCCTACCAACAAAATTCAACTCCCTACCAACAAAATTCAACTCCCTACCAACAAAATTCAATAGATAAGCGTTTTAAAACAGTGTTCTGTAGATCATTTCCACAAAATTCAATATGATAAGGGTTTAAAACAGCATTATATAGGTTCCTTCCAACAGATTAAGGGTTGAGGACTGCATTATGTGAGTATTTTTTTTTAAGCGGGATGTTTAACAATTAAAATATGGATGGTATGAACGTATATGACTTTGCGCCTGACTTAGATTTGAGTAAGGAGGTAGAAGGTTCTATTTTCGGGGTAAAAGGAATAGAAGGCAGTGATGGAATAGTATATGCTAAGGTAGTTAGCTGTGTAGACGTTAAGGATTACAGTTGTGATAGGTGTATTTTTTATGATTGTTATAAGGATAAATGTTTATTATCGCGTAGTGATAGTTGTATAGATGGAGATTGGATTTGTAGGTACGAACAGGCTGCCATAGAGGGGGAGTAGGCGGCGCCTTGGGCTAAGGCCTGCGGTTGTAGGTGGAACGTAGGTCGGAGCAGAGCCGGAACAGTTTATTGTGGAACTAAAAAAAATAAAAAGGAGGAGATAGCGATATGAAAAAGGCATTTAAGATATTTTCTATTATGTTTGTCATAGAAATAGTGCTGATAGCTATTTTAGATGTTATGGCGTAAGTGAGAAAAATTTCTTCATTAATTTTCTTATGCTTTAGACAGAATGCTCCCATCTGCGAAGATCGGAGCATTTGCTTTATGGGATTCATGGTGCAGCAAGTCGGTTCGATTCCGGCGATCTCACACAACATTAAAATAGGGAAGAACATGTTAAAAGAAGAATTTGAAGAACTGATTAAAAGGGAGGTAAACGAAAATCAGTATAAAAACATAGAAACGGCATACGAGGCTTTGCCGGAGTATATGGATAAGATGTATTTAGCAAGTGCTATTTCAAATGATATTGGGAAAGCTATTAATGTCTTATCGTTTTTAGGATCGCATATAAGCGAGTTAATGGGTTCGATAATAATCGAAAGGCAAAAGGTGGAATCATGTGCCTATGATTTAATAAACAAATCGCATGAGGAGGATGACTTGAAAGCAAGAGAGATTGCCGTGCGATTAATAGGAGAGAGGGAAACAGTGGCATACACAGTAAAAGAAGGGCTGCCATTGTGGGAACAAGATAAAAAGTTTATAATAGAATTAATAAAGGAGGATAGAAAATGAAAGACGGTATTGTATTGCATCCAGAGCATGGGTTGAATCCATCCATAGAACTATGCATAGTATGCGGTGAAGAGATGGGGATTGCTTTATTAGGGAATAACATCAAAGGGCAGGCGCCGCATCATATATGCACGGGAGAAATATGTGACAATTGCAAAAAGATAATAGATGACGGAGGTTGTTTTATTATCGAAGTTGAGGATGGATCAGATCAAAAGAATCCGTATCGTACAGGGAGATATTGCGCGATAAAGAAAGAAGCAGCAAAGAAAATACTTGGACAGGAGCATAGTATTGTGTACATGGAAAAGTCTGCGTACAGTCAAATAATACCATAAAAATAAAGAAAGATATATTTACAAAAGAAGAGCGATTATTCATATGGAAAAAGGTATATGAGATGATTGATAGGTTAGAGGATGGGGAATACATATGTGTTGCGTTAAGAAATGTAGTGTTTATGTATTTCAAAACACATAAAAATATCTATGAGTTTCGTTCAGACGAAATGGTGAGAATATATTTCCCGGAATTGGAGGAGAAGATAAGTATGGCCACAGAACCAGAGGAAACAAGAACGTTTTATGGGTGGTTTGGTTGTCTTAATCCAGAAACGAAGGAGGTAAGGCTGAATATTGTGAAAGATATTATAAAAGAATTAGAATAGTATTTTTGTTAATCTATTTTATTCATCAAATTAAGTTTTGGGTTTTGGCATGTCGGTTCGTGAGGATAGGCATGCCTATTTCTGCATCATAGAGGGGATGACGCGGCGTGCCGGTGCGTATGTGCCGGTCCTGGTTCGATTCTGGGCATCTCACAAACAATAAAACAAAAAAGTTATGAGAATATATAAGAATGATATTATAAAGGCGTCAGCAATAAGCACCGGAGCCGACAGAGGCGTGTTGCTGTGTTCAATAACAGATTCAGGCTTTACGTCTATAGCGGGCGTAATATCGGCTGTTAAGGATAGGTTACCAAACGAAGATCACAAGAAGATGGTTTTTGAAATACGGAATGATGGAAGAAACGAATATGGTAGATATAATAATTGTGGAGGAAAAATATGAAATACAGAGGTCTGTTGCTCCCTATGATATTAGTTGCAATGTGCGGAGATGATGCCTTTGTGCTAAATACTAAAAGGGGAAAAGGAATGCAATCTACATATAGAAGAGAAAAGATTGTCAGAACAGAAAAAGAATTTGATATTAATGGCACTAAAGTAATGGCATACTCAAGAAAGGATGCCATTAAAAGATTAAAACATAAGAAGTAGAAAACGGATTTTTATGTTAATGTTAGTTTTTTCATTTTTATTGAAAGGAGCGCCGGCCTGTGAAGGTATGCGCTCTTTGTATTTGTATAATGCATAAAACAATAATAATATGACAGAGAATAGTATAGACGTAAATATCGTACCTGTAAAGAATGGTATGAAACGTGTTGTGGTATCATATTACCATTATTCACGCAAGGAGAAAGATCGCATGAGTTCCCAAACGGATTACGTTTGGGAAACAAAGAATGAAGAAATGTTTAAATACTTTGAGGCCAGGAGGACAAAAGTATTTTATAGTCAGATTCGTGCCATGTGTAGATTCTATGGCAAGAAAAATGTACGTAAATACAAAAAGTTATGATATTAAAAACGACAACCAACGAGTTTTGTTTCATTAACGTAAGTTTCTACGAAACAATAGCAGATCCTCGTCATTTCTTTGAACAGGATTATGAAGAGATGCCAGAATATGAGGAGGAATCGGATTTTGATTTTGATTCTTATTACAATAAGTTTATTCCTTTTGTACAGGAATGGGCGAATGAGGTAAGTGAACGCCTTTACGGATATGGCGTGAATAGTATAAAGGTAACATCGGTCGGATATCCGAAAGAATATAATTATGGTACTGATTGGATGAACGTAGAGGTAGAGTTTTGTGATGAATGGAGGCAAAAGATGTTATCTAACATTAGTAAGATTGTCAATGATGATAAATGCAAGAAGTATGCGGAGACTAATTACCGGTCGGTATCAGGATACATCTTTTTAGGGCCTGAAGATTTAAAGGAATTTGAAAAGGAAATAATAGAAAGAAAGTCGGATTCCGGATATGATGTAACAATATTATTAAATATGTATCTAACTTTGGCTTTTGTAAAAGAATTTGGATTTAAAGCCGGAGAAGCATGGAGTGAAATAACAGAATATGCTTACGGATGTTTATCGTATTCCGATTTTGCAACAACAGAGATGCTTATACCGGAAGGTTCGGAGCATTTATTCAAAGACATTTACACGGCAAAGGCCGACGAATTATATCATCATGTCCTGGATAAATTCGGATGGGCGTGGCGTGATCCGAAATATAAGTCAGAAACAGAATTATGCGCGATGCTAAAGTGGGCAAAAGAAAAAGGCTTGACCATTGAAGAGTTAAGTATTTAATTGTTAAACATAAGGCAGTAGTGGTGCGTGAGTATAGGTGCTGCCGTTAAAATATTTTATAAGATGAAAAAAGAAGAGATTCAAACTATTTTATACACAATCAAAGAAGGAGACAGTATTAAAATCAAAGTACAAGACAAAAGTGAAGAGATAAGACTGCGGGATCATGTAAGAAGAGTACAGAAATACGGATACAGGTTTTGTTTGTCTCATTTACATGATGGAATTTTCTATCTGGAGAAGTTGAAAGAAGGGGATAAGGATAAATACTATAGAGTAATAAACAGAGGAAATGGAAAGACCGGAGTATAATAAGCTACGCAAAATGGCTAAGACTACTCCAGGTCTGATAGTGGACGAGGTGCAAAACATGATGCGTGTATCGCTATACGATAATGGGGAACTTAAGAAGGTGGTAGTAGTAATGAAATGCGATTCTTTTTTACAGTCAAAAAGTAACATAGAAAAGATAATGTTATTATCATCTTCTATAGAAGATAGAAAAAACAAAGAAAAAAATAAAACAAAATCAGAAAATGAACAGAATAACAAAAATAAGAGAAGAAATAGGAGGAAAACAGGTTGATTTGACCTTTTACGGGCGCTTTTGCAGCCTTATCGAAGGTGATAGGAAGATAATACTAAGGGCAATAAAAAACGGTCGTAAAAAAGGCGTAATCGGAGCCATTCAGCCTGGGAGACATGATAGAATTTGGACCACATGGTCTATTGCTTTTGATGATCTGAAGGTAGGGGATACGGTAGAGTTCAGTACATCTGGAAAATACAATCCCGGATTTCATTCTACAGAAAAGTATGTAGGGTGTGTAGAATGGATAAAAGGATCGGAATGTGCGATAAAAACAGGTAAGGGGATGGCAGTAGTATTAATTAAACACATAGAAAGGGTAGTAAAATAATGGATTTAAGGATGTTTATAGACCTATTTCAGGAGATTGAGGTAGAAAACTTGTTTAAAGCGTTAGATTTATGTATGGAATATGTAAGATTAGATTTACATGTGTTTAATGTAGGAGCTCATGTAACGTGTTCATACAGCAATGATCTTGAATCTCTTTCACAGGCAGAAGGTTGTAATGTGAATATGATAATAGAGGTACCCTACTTATTCGAAGCATTCATGGAATATGCTTCACCGGAAATGAAGTTGTATTATGAAAAACTAACAGAGATAGTATAATATGAAAGAAGAAGTAGAACGGATAAAGAAGTTGGTAGGCATAGATCATAACAGATGGGAGCAACCTTGTACATGTGATAAATGTAAAAACATGTGTAAAGTTCCTTGTATTGGTACGCCAAAAGACATAGAGGCTATCATAGATGCCGGATACGCTGACAGGTTAAAAGAAACAATGTGGATGGTAGGGTATCTTGCAGTGAAAGAAAAACCAATAGCGATGATCCAGCCAACAGAGAAAGACGGGTGGTGCGCATTCCGCCAGCCGGGCGGTCTCTGCGAGCTGCATGACCTCGGACTAAAGCCGACTGAAGGAGTTCTGGCTTCTTGTAAGGTGGTTGAAGAAGACGATATTCCGACATACGAAACATCCGTACTTAGAGCAGTAGCTCACGAGTGGGTTAAGGTGGAGAACTTTGGAAATGTAATGAAGGTCGTTTTTAAATTTTTGCATGAAAATGAACGTAGAAAATAAATTAAATAAAGTGGTTAAGATCCTAAAAGAAAAAGGATTCGTAGTATATAGAAAGGGCGGGAAGGAGCCAGGTGTGTTTTACGCTAAAGAAGGTGACAGCCGAATAGGATTCGTTTATCCCAACAACGGATATATATACGACAGGATAAAAATGTGGTCTTTTTCAAGGATATATAAACCGCATAAGAAAACAGGGTCTTCGTGTTTAATGTGTGTCAGCGACGAATTTACTATAGAAAATGCGATTAAGAGCATAGAAGATAGACTGTGGGTAAATTATATAAAAGACGGTAACAGAAAACGACCAGAAGAATATAAAGATATAAGAGAATTTGTTGGTAGCTTCACTAAATTCTACAGCTCTGTAGAATTAGTTGAGGTTAAGTAGTTTTCCATGCGAGTTAGTTGCCGGCACTGGTCTGCGAAGATAGGTGCCGTTTTTTTATTCAAGAAAGGAGGACAAAGATGGAGAAAAGAGACAAGAAGATACCTTACGAGGTAGTCATACAGGAAAGAAAAAGAGTGGATTTGTACGGTAACGTAGTGTATTATATCCATTGGTTTGATAAATATGGGTACAATATCACAAACGAATGGAAATTCTGGAGCAAGGGTCCGAAAAAGAAATACGATAGAGTTAATCGTTATCTAACGGATAGTTGGTTGAAGGAATACTGTGGGAATAACGATTTAAAGATAAGGAGAATAAAGGAATGAAAAAGATAAAAGTAGACAAAGTGATATTATATTACATGGATCGGGTAGACCCTGACGGGAACCTATACCGGTTCTATGTATATAAAGACATGGCATCTGAAATAGAATACTTTTGCACGGAAGAGACAGGTAATATGACTATACCAATCGGAGAAGGAGAGTATGTCAAGATCGTACCAAAAAAAATAGAGAAAATACCGGTAAGGGGATATAGGAAGCTTACTGGAATATGGAATCGTGAAACATGTAACGGGAAGGGATGGTATAGGCTTTTTAATTATTTCAAATACAAGCCGACCCTATGTTATTTTAAAAAAGCGGGACATGATGAAAATGGGAACACAAGATACGAAATATCATTATTTAATAACATTATAAATGTGACAAGGTATTTCAATCTGTGGAGAATGAAGCCAGGAAAGTATGTTATGGTAACAAACGAGTGTGGTGCCTTGGATGTTATAAAAGAAAAATTTGACAACATAAATATAGTGGAATATGGATCTGAATGAATTGTACAAAGAAATAGAAAAAGCAGAGGTTGATCTGAATGCAAAAAGATTAAAGTACATCAAAGAGGCATTAGTGGAGAACGGTGGAAGTATAAAGCTAAAATTCAAAGAATTTAAAGAGTTTAAAGAAACTAATGATGCGTTTGACTTCGATGATCAGTTTCCGGTGATAATAGAAATTGCTGGGATTCCTATGTATTTAACGGAAGTGTATGTCAAAAAAAACGATTTTCGTATAGTTCTGCTGGATTATGATGATATGACTTTAGGTGATTATGATAATACAGGGGAAAATGAACAGGTTGCTTATTTTATTAACTATTGTTTAAATCAAGACAAAGATGGGAAAGAGTAGAAAAGATTATGAGAAGTTTCTTAACTCCATATCTCCAGATAGAGACGATGAAGCATGGGTTATTGGAGGAAAGAACAGGTATTGCGGTAGAGAGAATTATGGCACTATGATCAAAAGGTATGATCCTATTGGTTTTAATGTAGGGTACAGGGAGTGGGTAGAACAGCCAGGGTAAGGCGACGCCTGCCCTGCCATGAGGTCGGCCTGGCTGTTCGTGACCAGGACCGTACATTAGTCAGATAGTGAACAGCGAAAACAATGCATAAAATGGGAAACGAATTAAAACTTAACAGCGCAGAAGAAGCAGAAGTAGTCTTAATAAGATTAACTCCAGAAGAGTATCCTATTGCGTACGCAAATAAGGTGAAATGTTTAATGCTTTCAGGTCTTAGCAAGAAAGAAGCTGAGAGGATGGCGATGGAGCCAATAGATCTTGAACTGTATTATGAAGTAGGTGTAGGACTGATGGCGGTAGAACCTGGAGCGGTGGAAGCCGGAACAATATACAGTCCATATTCAGGGGAATTATATGACAATTCAAAAATTTAATGAGGTAATTATATACCTAAAATAATAGCTTATGACATTCAAAGAATTTATGAAAGAAGTGGGCTATAACCTAATGACTACCTTTTGGGAAGATTTCAGCATAGCCGACAAGTATGGTATAGCAGGTGTCAAAGATACCTACAAACGTGCGTTTGATGAATGGAAAGGTAATTATAAGTTCTTCACAGAATTGGTGATTGTGTTGAATCATAAAATATGGCAACATTATAAAAGCAATCGTGAACTGGCTGCATTGTATGACCGGTTATGGCAAGAAGCTGACGAGTATGCCATGAACAATTTTAAGGGAGAAGAACTTGATTATTATTACAGAATAACAGATTAGCTATGTTATATCCGTTTTCATTAACGCTTGATTTATATATACAAGCCGAATCGTTTGAAGAAGCCAAGAAATTAGCGGAAGCATACGTTCAAGATGCTTCGTTAGATACGACTGACTATCCGGAAATAGTGCAGGATGTGTTGGAAGTAGCAGAGTATGGGATTATTGATGTAGAACAATAAACAATCATGGAAGCGAAAATCAAAATAGCCGTATTATGTTTTGATGTCTCAGATATTGATATTATCAAGGTAAACAACAGATTAATGGAAACACTAAAACAGAATATAGATCTTCCAGAAAAAGAAAAGTTGAGAAGATTGAAGGAAGCCAAGGGAGGGACATGGTATGACGGATGGCGCCCATACTGTATGATGTGCAACAGAAGTGACAGGATGGTTAGTGAACCTTATGGTTTTAGGTGTCCACAGTGTGGGAATATGATAGGATTTAATCTAAAGAGATTGAAGGAATCACCATTAAATAATGCTTCCAAGGAGGTTGTTTGATACAAGATGTGAAATATAATAAACAAAAAAATAGCGAAATGAAAGAATTTATATTTGAAGTAGAAAGAAGGGTTTATGGATGGATGAAAGATAGATTATCCATTGAAGCAGAAACACCAGAAGAGGCTTTGGAAAAGCTTAAAGAAATGGCAGAGGATGGAACCAAAAATGGATGGGGTGAAGATAGGGTCGGATTAGAGAGCTCTGAATTTGACTATTATGAGGTAGAGTATCCTACTGTAGAAGAAAATAAGGGAGCTACAATTTTTATTTCACATTTAGATTCTTGTTTAGGATGGGATAATCCTATAGGGGAAGACAGCGGGAGAGAAAGAAAATATGATTCACAGTATTAAATGGGCATATCATGAGCACAAGTAAAGAATACAGGGCAGTAAGGAACTGTATATTAAATGAACTTCACCTTACCAAAGAAGATATAATCAAAAACATAGAGCCGTTATTAGAGAAACACGTAAAACGGTACATGGTTAATACATATGGAGGTGACAACCAGATAGAAAACTGGATCAGATGCATGGTGAATGATGAACTCAAACAAAGAGATCATGATTTTGTAAGAAGAGCATGCGAGAGCGTCATCAGGGATCATGTATTAAATGAGTTGAATATAATCGTAAGATCCAAAAGTGAGAAATGTACATGTGAAAACAGAGTACCATCCGAAGAGGATAAGAAAGAGTCAACTGACGGACTGTATATAATCTACAAAGATGGACATGCAGAGCCGTTTACCGGCGATAACTCCAAAGATTGTGTACGATACATTGGGTTGAAGCACAGATACATGTCATTTGCAATCTCACTGACGGAACATGATATCGTACAATTGCTTGACGATGATAGCCGTGAAGAATCCGGAAGTGGAACATATTACGAACGTGAATGTGATGCGCTGTTTGACATTGACGGACGCGGCAATACGGAACGCCTTGTAGCCAGAAATCCAAAATTGAGAAATCTGCTGGAAGATGGCGAGTATATACCATCTCTTGGTCAATTAAATTTAATGGCCCATTATATGGACGAACTAAACAAAGCATTCACTTATGTTTCGGCATCTCCCCTCTCCTCGACGTGGTATTGGTCCAGTACTGAGAGCAGCCAGGCCGTCGCGTGGTACGTGGTCTTCTCCAGTGGCCTCACGGGCACCGGCAACAAGCACATCGGAGACATGGTTCGGGCGGTAATTGATTTTTAAAAAGGATTACAATGATAACATCAGTAAAAATAAAAGACAATACAAAAACTCCTTTTGAATATGCTTCTGACATAGAAGCGTTTGAAAATAGTAGAGAATTTATTTTCAAGCCAGGAGTGAATGTGATTGTAGGTAAAAACGGTAGTGGAAAATCAACTTTGCTTAACATCATATCAATGTATGCGTTATGCGAGAAATCCATGTGCTCTGAAATACCGATCGAGGCACTGGATTTTCCACCTATATTTGATGATGATGACAAGGTTCTTGATGGGATTGACATATCATCCGATTATGCAGGGAAAGTATTCCGTTTATTGCCATCGGCGGAGATGAATCGAGATAGTGTATTGAAAAACATCAGCAACTTAGATTTGTATGTGAATAATATTAGAAGATCTTATGGAGAGAAAGTGGTGTTATCATTGGAATCACTTTTCAATTTAATGTTCGGTCAATTTGAATCTTTTTTATTATCAAAAGACATATCTTTGTCCAAAAAAAAACAAACAGAATGGAAGAAAAAGAGATAAAAGAAGCTATGATTGAAGCCCTGACGCACTTAGAGGGGTGTAAGTATTTCGTGGCTACGATAGTAAATGAAGAGGAAAGAAGATTTGATATGAGCCAAAGAATGTCACAGCATCAATTGGCGTTAGTTATAAAAGGTATCTTATCTAATAATGAGATGATGATGATGGACGTTTTGCAGTGGTGTTCTGAAAGATTTAAAAATAGTATAGAGAAAGGAAAGAAATCAACTAATTAAATATTAATACAATGAATCGCTGGTTTGAAATTACGGTAAAAGCCGAGATTGATAATATCGAGAACGGCAAAAAAAAGAAAGTAACTGAAAAGTATTTGGTGGATGCCTTGTCTTACACAGAGGCAGAATCAAGATCGTTGGAGATCTTCAAGGATTTGTACAATTCTTTCGAGGTTGTAAAAATTAATCCTATTAAAGTGTCGGAAATCTTCTTCAACGGAGAAGCTGAGTACTGGTATAAGTGTAAGGTGAATTACATTACACTGGATGAAAAGAAAGGTAAAGAAAAGAAAACTCCATGCTATATGTATATCCAGGCCGGAAATCCTAAGGATGCCGAAGCTGTGTTGACTAAAGGTATGCAGGGTACGTTAGGAGACTGGAATTGCGAGTCTATTGTGGAAACGAAAATCATTGAAGTGTTTAAATACGATCTTCAGAAGGGAGCTGAAAAATTAGGCGAGAAGAAGAGTGAAGAGTAAGGCTGATGTAGTTTCCAACATAGCGCTTGTTGTGGCGATAATATCATTGCTTTCAGCAGGCGCTTTCCTTCTGATAGTGATTAAGACAGACGAGGTATCTAAATTATTAATGAACGTACCTTATCTACTGGCTTCAGCGGGATTGTTCTTTTCAATAATATCATTATTATTCGAATGGAAAGCAAGGAAAAGAAGCTATACGTCTGCGAACGATGTGGACGAAAAGTGATGATAAGAAGTCATGGCTTATGCCAGGCTTGCAGGAGTAAAGAGTTGACTCCGAAGAAAAAAGACAGAATTACATCCATTAAAAACAGCAGCAAGAAGAAAAAGTTAGAGAACCCGGATTTATCCGGGTTTTTTCGTCTTATGCTGGAAGAGTTAAATAATAGTCGGATGTCTATGACCGGTAAGGCTATTCATTTTCCTACAGTATGTAACGTCTGTCACATACTTCCGAAAAGGATATATAAGTCGGTTGCTACTTGCAGGGATAACATAGTTTTCCTACATGAATCGGAGCATACGATATTCGACATGTATCTCGACCGGATGGAATTTGATAAACTTGAAACAGAATTTCCTTTTGTGTGGAAGTATGCGGTAAAGAAGGTGCTGGATATGGAAAGCAGGGGAATGATTAAAGAAAGAGGTAGATTAATTATTGAAATAATTGACAGATATGAGAAAACTTTATAAAATAAGAATAGAAGCTGACGATGAAACTATCTTTTATGCTCACATACAGAGAGAAAGTTATGGTAAGGATATAGCTATCGCAGTGAAAGATAGAGATAAAGATGAAGTGGAAACAGTGTTACATTGTATTAAAGAAGAATTGATTAGAGGAAGATCATGAAAGAGAAAATAAAAATATTGACAGATTTAGGATTTGTCCCTATGGTGGAAGGAGAAGGAAATACGTTGTTTAGAATGAACGATGTTGTGATGTCGGTGTCAGATCCTAACCAAACACCAGAGCAGTTGAAGAAGGAGGTTATGTCTTTAATAAAGAACAGAGACATAGCAGAAAGAGGCGGACAGGTTCCAGTAGTTGAAGAGCCGGCGCCTGAGACAGAGCAGGCCCAGAAGGAGGAACCGGAAGCTCCGGCGGAGGAAGCCGCTCCTAACCCTGGAGAAGAGGATTCGAATCCGTTTACAGAAAATCAGGAAACGTTAGAACCGTTTTATATCTGTGATGAGTTAAAGAAGATTGAGACTCCCAAATTCGTAAGATTGACATTAGACGACAATCGTTTTTATGTAAGGAAGATGGATGATGGGACAGCCAAGATATATGCTTCGGTAACGACCTTAATCAAAGACGGATATGTAGATGATAAGACAGCACTTCAGGAATGGAAGCAAGAGATAAAGATGCTTGGTCGCAATCCAGAAGAGATAGCGCAGTATGAAGCCGATAAGGGAACGATCATGCACTACCTATACGGATTGTACTTGACAGGTAGAGATATGGTCTTAAATCGAAATTTTATAGTTAAGACAGTGCAAGAAGGTAAGCTGAAGATATCGAAGAAAAATCTTGACCGATTTTTTAACAGCATAGATGATCTTGACGATATGATTGTCAGGGTCATGAAGTTTGCCAAATTCTGTTCTGATTACAAGGTGAAACCGATGATGATAGAAAGAATCCTTTCTTTAGAGGATTACCTTGTAGCAACACCTATTGATGCGATGGTTAAAATGACATTCAAATACAAAGAAGAAGGTTATTTTGGAGCCGTATATCAAAGGGCTACAGGGCAGTTCAAAAAAGGCGATCCGAAGAAGGAAGTAAGAGAAGTGGAGAAGGAAGAAGTGGTCATTCTTGACTTTAAATCGGGAGGTATATGGGAATCATACGCATTCCAATTAGAAGCTGAAAGAAGAATGGTTAAAGCATGGTACGGAATTGACGCGCGTATTATGAACTTTTCTCCAAAAAGCACGAGCAGTAAAGGATATACGCTGAAAGAATGGACAGAAGATAGTGTAGCACTTGAAAAGGCGGACTGTGTGTTCCAACAAGGGATGTTGAATCACCTTAGAAAAGACAAGAGGTTCAAAGTGAGAAAAGGAGTGCTGAATATCAATAAGCCTTACAATGAAGAGGATCATATTGTTGTATATGATATTGCTGAGGAAATGTCTAAAAGATTCGTAATATGAGTGATATTGTTATTCCTAAAGGAGATTATGTGGAAATCGTAAAACCGATATGTATCAATCCTTTTGGTGATTATTTTATTAACATCAAAAGGGGTTCAAGATTAAGATTATCGAAAGATTTGAAAATAGGGGATAAGTATGCAATATGCATACTTACATCTTACGAGAAATATGGCAAGACTGTTAATGTGATAATGCCTATACTGGTTAGAAACACAAGAAGAGTATGAAAAGAAAAATTAGAAGAACCGGGGAGATAATAGACATAATCACCTTCAGCGGCTCAACTACAAGAAGCGACTGTGACAAAATACAATTCTATGACAGCAAAGGAAGTGTGATAAATGAGAGTTTAAATTATTATCTCGATACCCTTCCTGTGGATGATGAAAACAAAGACGTGGATTGGGAACAACGTAGATTCGATCTTGTTAAGGCTTATTCTATTGAGTTTATCAAAACACTGCATAGAAAAGGAGAGATAGATTGCGGAGTATATGTACCAGATGTGGTGTCATGGTCTATAACTATAGCAGATAGAATCATAGAAGCAATGAGAGGAGTTCAAAATGCTTGATTTCAGAAGATACGAAAACGTACCTCGGTTTCAACTTGACCGCAGGCCCGGAAGGAGCCGACTGAAGCTAACCTGCCCGGCTTGCGGAAAAAGCCGGTGCCTCACTCCTTATATTGATGTGGCAACAGGTCAGGTTGTTGGCAACGAGTTCGGAAGATGCGATCATGAACGGACTTGCGGTTACGATAAACGACCTACTGGTAAGGATGTAGGTGACAAAGATCTTTGGATTTCAGGAAACAAGTGTATAAGAGCTTATCGCCCTCCTGTAAATCCTGACGTTGTAAATTACATACCTTTTAGCGAGTTTGAGAGGACTGTGGTTCCAGACGATAGAAACACTGTATTTAGATTTTTATCGTCTCTATGGGGAAAAGAAAGGGTGTCTGATGTATTCAGGAGGTATCATGTAGGAACAATGGACTTATGGGGATGGAAAGGATGTTGTATATTCTGGCAGATAGACAAAGATTTTGTATGTAGAACCGGCAAGATCATGGACTTTTATATAAAAACCGACGGCCAGGGGAATGAGATTGATGTAAAAAGAGTGAAGGAAAAAGACGGTGACAATGAGCGGCCTCATGTTATGTTTTATCACTCGTTGCATGCAAGAGACTTCTTGTTTAGACAATGCCTGTTCGGAGAGCATCTTCTAAGCCAGTATCCGGATAAGGTGGTTAATTTGGTGGAATCAGAAAAGACGGCTATTATATGCGCTGTGAATAAACCGGATGAGTTATTTGTAGCTACCGGTGGGTTGCAGAATCTAAGGCCGGAAGTGATAGATGTTTTAAAAGATAGAAAGACCGTAGCTTTTCCGGACAAAGGACAAGCATTTGAGACATGGAGTAAAAAGATAGATGGGATGATGATGAAGTCAAGGATAAAAGTATCGGACTATCTTCAAAATGTTGAAAATGTAGGAGACGGAGATGATGTGGCAGATCTGATAATTAGTAACAAGGTAAAAGAAAAATATCATGAGCCTGGATGTTTATATTAAGAACAAGAAGAAAGAAGAGGATTGTAGATGGGTTGCAAACATCACCCACAACATGAACAAGATGGCACAAAGAATATTCGTATCAAAAAATAAAGAAACGCTGTACGATTATGTTTGGAGACCAGAAGAATTGTGTAGAGAAATATATACCAATGAGATGAAGAATGTACTTACAAAAGGTATATGTATTATGATCTCCAAGAGAAAAAGTCTTTTGAGATACGAGCCGGAAAACGGATGGGGGTCTTATGATTCATTTCTTAAGTTTCTTATCAAATACAAAGAGGCGTGTGAAGATCATCCGGGTTATATAATTAAAGCAAGTAGATAATATGGAAAATTATAAAAACACTTTAAATGAGGTAGTGGTGATCGAATCATCACCAGAAACGTATTTTGTTTACGCTATTCGTAATGCTATTCGTATCTCTAAATGTGCGTATCCGACAGCCAAGAAAGTAATTTTCAAAAGAGAGGACGTAGAGGTAGAGATTTCGGAAATGGAAACTGAGAGCAGTTTGTATGAAAAGTTTAAAGAAAAACAAAAGAATAGGGTATGGAACTTAATGAGCGCCAACAACGGGTTTTAAGAGGCGAAATTTGTCCTTATTGTGGAAGAGAAACCGAGTTGGTCAATGCCGATAAAATATATAGCAGAAAAGGCTTAGGGATGGTTATGATGTGTAAACCATGCAATGCTTATGTCGGTGTTCATGAATCAGGGCCGAATAAGGGAAAAGCTAAAGGCCGGCTTGCGGGGCCATCACTGAGGTCTCTTAAGATAAGAGTCCATGCCGAACTTGATAGACTATGGTCTACGCCGGAGGAACGGAAAAGGATGTATAAAGATTTATCTGAATTTCTCTCTATACCGGAAGAGTACACACATATAGGTATGTTTGGCGAGAAGACGATGGGAAAAGTCTTTCAGTTCTGTCATGTAAACAAAGAACGATCAGGTTCGAGAATAGAATGGCATAAACCTGGAGATAAGTGCCCTAATAAAAACAATCAAATAGTGTCAGGCAGTAGCGCATGTAGAGGATGTCCTGAGTATCTTCATGATGAGAAAGACGGGTATGTCTGGTGTGATCCTGATATGAGCTACGGCAGGTTGAAATAGGGCGTGAATTGCCTATCTTTGTGCTATTATTAATCAAAAAAAATATAAGCACATGGGTAGATCGACAGAGTACTACAGGACTCATCCCGAAGCCAGGAAGAAAAAGGCTAAAAAGGACAAGGAGATAAATGCCAGACCGGAACAGAAAGCCAAACGCCGAGAGCTTGGTCGTAAAAACTACGAAACGGACAAGAAGAAGGGTAAGGGCTGGAGAAAAGGAAAGGATTGTTCTCATACCAAGAACGGTCTTAGGTATAAATCAGTAAAAGCTAATAGGGGATCCAAATCGGATACGAAAGGTGACAAAAATGCAAGAGGATCTGAAAAATAAAATAGATATAAGAAGGATATTCAAGACCTCTAAACAGGTTATGGAAGAGGCGTATGAGAATATCTTGAAATACAGGCGGGGAGAGCTTATCCCCGCTAAAACCGGATACGATTATATTGATGAGGCTTTGCTTGGAGGTATTTTTCCTCAGCACGCTATTGCCATAGGAGCCCGGCCATCTGTAGGTAAATCGTATGTGGCCCAAAAGATATTGGAAAATGTGATGAATCCGATGATCAACCCGCAAGCAGAAGATTATTTTCTTGTTAATTGCGAGTTCGAAATGAATCCTCAAGATCTTCTTCTTCGCAGAATGAGCCAGGATATGAAAAAGCGAGCTCCTGAAATATTAAGAAGGCAAGATTCTAATACAGTAGAAGAGATGAGGATGTTTGAAATCCTTCAAGGTGAAATCAGGAATAATATAATATACATCGATGCTCCGTGTACGGTAAAAGAGTTTGAGGCGGCTGTGTATCATATAGCTACCAAACACAAAGACAAACGTCTTATAATATTTAAAGTCGATCATATTGCTTTGATAAAAAGAATGGGGTTAGATCCTAAGTCGGCTATAGATGATTTGGTGGCGGTTATGAACGAAGCTAAATTAGTATATAAAAACATATTTTTCCTCATCATATCCCAATTCAACAGAGAAATAGAAGGAAGGATAAAAAGCCCACAAGAGCAGCCTCCGCGTCTTTCTGATTTTTACCAATCTGATACGCTGGGTCAGTTATGTACGTTAATGATAGGTTTGCACAATCCTCGTAGGTACGGGCTGGATAAGTATATGATATTTGGGAAAGATTGGTATCAGACTCTTGATAGGTTTAAAACTGAAAACAAAACATCATTCAGGACAGCCGGACTTGTGTTTCATCATATACTGAAGGTAAGGCAAGTTAGTATGGAAGAGCTTACTAATACAATCCACCCAGAGATCCTGCCGGGACATGGATGGATGTACGGGGAGGGCGGGACGAAGTTCGTGAACCCCAACCAGCCGCCGACGCCGCCCAAGCTCTATACTGTGGAAGATGTTACGGACAATCAGGAACAAGAACAAGAGACAAAAGAAGAACAGTCATTGTATTAAAAAAAAATAAGAACCATGAGACTAACAGTAGAAGAAAACGAATACCTGATAAGTAAGTTCCTTTTGGTTCTTACTGAATTTGCAGGGGATGAAAGAGAGATGTTTTTAATCAACTCCATACATGATAAGGCGGTGGCGGATATGAATTATCGTCTTCCGTCTTTAATAAGCAGAGAACGTAAAAGACGAGTCATTGAGCTCCTTAAAGAAGGAACCAGAATAATCAAGGACTTTTCCGGCTATGCAGGTGATATGGGTATGATTAACGAATACGATCGTCTAAAGAAAGAAATAGGTACCGTCCAAGACCAGCTTGGTGACGTAGAAGGTCAACTTCGGGCAGCAGGAGAAGTTATTAAAAAAGAACTTGATATGATTGCTGACCGAATCAAAGAAGACCTTCTTGATCGAGAACTGGCTAAAAGTAATGCCGAGGCCGAAAGAAAAGCCAAAGTAGATCCGAGATACGAAGTAGCTTTAGGTGATTACAAGGAGATGCTGGAAGTGATTTTTACAACCAGAAACAAGTATTCTACGGTAGATTCTGTACATGACGATCTTCGACAGTCGGTATCTACCGGTAGAAATTCGATTATTAAAGAAGGGTACAACAGTTAAAAACAAGGAGGGAATATGGAAAAGAAGGAATTTAAAGTAGGAGAAGTATTTACTGCCGGACTTGTAAGATTAAAATGTGTGGAAGGTGATACATGCGATGGATGTATATTCGAAGATTACGATTCTTGTTCATGTACAGACATAATTATTGGTCCATGTGGACATGTTGATAGACAAGATAACAAGAATGTTATTTTTATTAAAGCTGATTAAGAATGTACATCAATTTCAGACAACTTGCAGCATCAGACATGACTCCTAATGATCTTGCCAATCTTCTTGCCATAAGACAGAAGGATTCGGTTATGATCGAAGCCATGCCGGAAGAAGATGCTGGGAGGTATATAGAGCTTGGCCTGGTTGAGAAATTAAAATCAGGCGTGATGAGATTGACCAACAAGGGAACGTCTTTTGTGAATTATATAGAGACACCGGAAATGACAGACGAGGTTCTGGAAACGTTGAAGATTATGATAGGAATGTACGAATCATATTCAAAAGACATAGGTGTCAGCAGAAAAGAAGCAGAATCCAGATTGTGTTGGTTTATGGGTAACACCTCATTCAAGAAAGAGGTCATACTTCAGGTAACGGAATCTTATATAGCAGAGTCAGGAGATTATACAATGAGCTTATGTAACTTCATATGGAAACCGCCTTCTCAGACTTTTTCAGTTCATATGAACCTTAAAAATTCAAAGCTCTTTGACTTAATAGCTGAAAAATTTAAGATCGCTACCGAGCCTTATTTGGAGTCTAAGAAGAATAAGGAAATGGATTGGTTGTTTGCCGTATCTAAATTGCCTACGCCTCCGGCTAAAGGCAATCCGGATTATTTGTTTACCGGAAGTTCTGAAACAGACAAAGAGCGATTGAAAAACATAAAAACGTATTTATTTAACAAAATTAGAAAGCAATGGAAAAAGTAAGAATCAGAAAGATAATAGAGGATATAATTATTACTCAGTTTCTTAATTCGGAAATAGATATAATTCATGAAGAAGATGTGACGTTTAAAGAACTTGGATTAGATTCTGTTGATCAAATTGAACTGGAAGTGATGGTGGAACAAAAATTCAATATTGTTATTATTGATTATGATATGGAGACCATCAAAGATATGACTGATCTTGTTTACAAAATAATAACAGAAGGGTATGGGAAGTGACATAATTTTATGCATGGCTTTAATAGCGTCATTTGCTTTTGTTATACAGTTTTTGTTGTCGATATTAGGATCTGATCTGGATACGGATATTGACATTGACAGTGCTTCTGATTTAAGCATGTCTTTGTCGGATATCATATCATTCAAGGGCATAACACATTTTATTCTTGGATATAGCTGGACTACCTACTTTTCGGGTTCCCATTTAGTAGGGGTTGTGATAGGGTCGTTTTTCTTTATCGTTTTGTTTTACGTATATAAGTTACTTCTTAAGTTAAAGCAAGAAATGGTATACGAATGTCCGGAAGATTTAAATGGAAGAGAAGTGGAGATAGTGTTTAGATCAGGGAAGAATCATTATATGGTAAATATTTCAAAAAATGGAAGACAGGAGCAAATGAGAGTAAGATGCTTGTCTGGAAAAACCTACAAAAACGGTGACAAGGTGAATATAAAATATGAAGAAGGAGAATTAGGTATCTAATTTTTTTATCAACAATTAAATTTTAAAAGTTATGACAACAATCATGTACGTGTCAGCTATCTTAGCTGTAGTGATTATTTTGACAATCATCGGAGTCTTATCAAGGTATCGTAGATGTAAGCCTAATCAGGTCTTGGTCGTTTATGGTAAGACAGGTGGGGAAAAGAAATCGGCGAAATTATATCATGGTGGAGCGGCATTTGTCTTGCCTATTATTCAAAGCTATGATGTTTTGTCAATGGAGCCTATGCAAATAGATTGCAAGCTTACCGGTGCTTTATCATCTCAGAATATTAGAGTAGATGTACCTACGACCATTACAGTAGCTATCAGTACAAATCCCGAAATCATGCAAAATGCGGCAGAAAGACTTTTGGAGATGGATACCGAATCTACTGAAAATCTTATTACGGACATTGTTTACGGTCAGATGCGTTTGATTATTGCTGAAATGACAATCGAAAAACTTAATTCTGACAGGGATGAGTTTTTGGATAAGGCAAGAAAGAACATTGACAACGAGCTTAACAAGTTAGGTCTTTACCTCCTGAACATCAACATCAGTGACATCAGAGACGAAGCTGGTTATATTATGAACCTTGGTAAGGAGGCTGAAAGTAGGGCTCTGAACGAGGCACAGGCTAATATCGAAGAACAGGAGAAGCTGGGTGCTATTAAGATTGCTGTACAGCAGAAGGAGAAAGAAACGGCTGTGGCTAATACCAAAAAAGAGCAAGAGATTCAAATTGCTTGTACTGAAAAAGAAAAGGAAACGATAGTAGCTGAAACGAAGAAAGAAAAAGAAATAGCCTTGGCTTTAACCGATAAAGAAAAACAGATCGGCGTAGCTCAAGCAGATAGAGACAGGGCTGCGGTTATCGCAAAAACTTTAACCGACAAGGAATCGGCGATTGTAAGATCTAAGGCAGAACTTGAAGTAAATAAAGCCGAGGCTGAAAGGATGGAAGAAGTCGGAAAGAATAAGGCTGAAGCTGACAAGGAAGCAGCTATAGCAATACAAGACTCTGAAGCTCAGATTAAGAAGGCTGAGGCTGAGAAAAATGCGTCTATAGGATACAACAATGCCCAGAAGGAGGTTGCTGTGTCAGTATCAGAACTACAGATCATCAAAGCTCAATCAGAGAAGAAGGCCGGAGAAGAAAAAGTTAAATCGGAAGCGGCTGTAAAAACAGCAAAAGAGCTTGCCGACAAAGAAGTGGAAGAAGCTAAGGCTAAGAAAGTTCAGGCTGCGCTTAAGGCTGAAAAGATTGTGCCGGCTGAAACCCAGAAGGAAGAGGCTATATTACAAGCTGATGCTGAGGCAGAGAAGATCAAACGCCGGGCTGAGGCAGAGGCAGCAGCACATTTGGCAAAAGCTGAGGCGGAGGCAAAAGCTATTCAGATGAAGCTGGAGGCAGAAGCCGAAGGTAAGAAAAAATCGTTGATGGCAGAAGCCGACGGATTTAAGGCTATGGTGGAAGCAGCAGAATCCAATCCTCAGATCGCCATCCAGTACAAGATGGTTAATCAGTGGAAAGAAATTGCCGGAGAACAGGTTAAGGCATTTGAGCACATTAACCTCGGAAATATCACGGTATTTGACGGCGGTCAGAACAGTACCGGTAATTTCCTTAACAATGTTGTCAAGACCGTCGCTCCGGCATTGGGAGTCATTGATCAGCTTCCGATTGCAGATACTTTAAAGAAGTTAAAGGGAGATGACAAAAAATAAATACAATGGCCCAAGGTTACACTTGGGCCTAATTGAAGAAATAAAAGCAGCATTCATAGATTTCCTGCCGGCTGGGATAGTGCTTTTAAGTGCTTTACTAATTACGATATTTTTAACATGGATTTTGGACAAGATTTAGAACCAGAAGAACTGACCAAGCATTATGATCAGTGTTATGGAATTGATTTTGAAACAGAAGAAGAGGAGGATGAAGAGTATGACTGATGAGGAATTTGTATTGGATAATAAGAAAAAGGTTGTTGTAAGAAAAAGAATATCTTATTTAAACAAAGGGGATAAAGTATGGATTGTGTCTTCCGACGGGTATCTGCTACACACGGACGTAGTTAGAGCCGAACGCGGACGGTCTTATGTGGATATAGACGGGATTCTGTATTGGAAGCGAGGATTAGATGGCAAGCATCGTAATCGTAATAACTACATGCAGTTTGCTATGACACCAGAAGACGGTAAAAAGTATGTCGTATATTACCCGGAAGGATTTAAAGACGATAGCTTATGATGGTCCCAGAAACGCATTTGCTATATAAGGAGTTTAATGGTGTGAAACGTCTTGCCATATCTTATTCCCAGATAGATACGTTTCTTGCCTGTCCAATGAAATGGTATAAGACTTACGTAGAGGGCAAAAGGTCTACGGAAAAACAAGAAGCTACGTCTTATGGTACGGTTATCCATAAGACACTGGAATACTTCTTTAAGAACGGAAGACAGCCTTCTGGTAAAGACCTTGGAGAAGCAATAAGTTACTATGCTTACCAAGAAGACATACCTTGGCTATCACCGGAAAATATGATGATAGCCATGAAACAATCTGGGGAGCTTCTTGCTTGGATTGTGGATCTGTTTAAAAAAGACGGGAATAGGTTTATGATAGCTGATAGTGATCTTAATCCCTGTGAGAAACTTATCAGACACGGCGCTATAGTTGGAGTCGAAGAAGATTTTGTGCTGCCGTACCGTCTTCCTAAGCCTGTTGATATAAATGGTGACGTTCATACTCATGTGTACATAGTAGGATCGGTAGACCTTCATCTGGCTATAAAGAGCAAGAACGTAGTTCACCATTATGTCATAGATTGGAAATCAGGTAATAAGGTTTTTGATTCTAAGAAGTTGGAAACGAATTTACAGCATCCTATATATTCGTTTTACATCTATAGAAAATATGGTGGAGTTCTGCCAGATATGAACATCTATTTCTTTACCAGGACCAGACAATACCAAAAGGTTAAAGTTGATGAGGAACGTAAAACAAAATCTATAGAAATGCTAAATGACACTTTATCCAAAATGTATGATTTTGAAGATAATAGTGTAAAAACATTTCAAGCGTACATCCAGGGGGCAGAAGGAGCCAGGTATAGCAAGCGGCGCGCCACCCTAAGCCAGCCTGTTCCGCAAAACAAGCTGCCCTGCCCGTCAGCACTGTGTTATTATTGTGACTTTGGATTACATAACAAAAACGAATGCCCTTTCTCTTCGGATTGGGATCCGTCTAAAAAGATAAAACGATGAAATACGAGGATGTTCAAAAGTTAAGAACAAAATACCGGCAAGATCCGGAAGTTATAAACTTGACATACATGAGAGACGTTGCTGTACGATGCGGGAATTTCAAGAAAGCGTTTGAGATTCAGGAGAAGCTGGAGGATATATGGTTCAACTATTTAAAAGGAGTGTAATGAAAGAAGATCTAATATGTGGAGTAGCGATCCTTTTGTATTTAGTTTTATTATACTTACTCACGACAGCTTTCATAAAAACAGGTAGAGCAGTAGAGCGTTATAAGATGAAGAAGAAAACTGACAAAATAAAAGTCGGTCAAAGATACGAACATAAGAACTACTTTGAGGATCCATTTGAAAGAGGCAAGCATGTGATTAAGATATTAGACATAAAAGAAGGGTACGCTCTATATGAGTACGAAGAAAAACTATATATACGTTCTTCTGAGAGTCTTGAATATATTGTTAAAAAATATATTTTAATTACTGATATAAAATAAGGGGTTATGGAAAAGAAAGTCACAATCAAAGAAGGGATGGATATTTTTTACAAAAATGCAGGGAAAGATATATGGGTCTATATTGGACTTTTTGGAAATAAAGTGCTATCCATTTTAAAAAACAAAGGTGTTATTGCATGTGAAAACGATGCTGAATATTGCGTGTTGATGGATGGAGAAGATCATTTTATAAGTATAGCAAAAGACATGAGTCACGACTATTGTTGTGAATACGTTGTAGAAAGAGCAGAAGCCTACAGAGACTACCCCTCCAAAGGTGCTACATGCAGTGTATGTCTGTTTGAAGATAATGAGAATAAAGCGAGAGAAATGCTAAAGGAGGCGATAATAGAACTTTCAAAAAACAGTAAAATAGATTGCGATGGGCTTTGAACTTAGACCTTACCAAAAAGAGGCCGTAGATGCCGGGCTTAAGTTTCTTACAGGAAAATCTAAGAAGCCTGGCATAATAGTGGCCCCATGCGGAGCAGGTAAGAGCCTTCTGATATCCAAGATAGCGCATGAGATAAATAGACCGACGTTAGTATTGCAGCCATCAAAAGAGATTCTGGAACAGAATTATGCGAAAGCCATATCATTTGGAGCTAAACCTACCATATACTCTGCCTCATGTGGCGTAAAGGAATTATCGGCTATGACTTATGCTACACTTAAAAGCATAAAGAAAGACGTAGCAAGGTTGAAAGATATAGGGATAGACACCTTATTGGTGGACGAATGCCACTCGGGGTATTCCCCTGAGGAAGGTTCTGAATTTATGGAGTTTATGAGCGAGTTTCCCGAGGCGAAGGTGCTGGGCTTCACCGCCACGCCCTGCCGCCTCCGGACCTACAGCTCCATGCTGGAAGGAAACTACAGCAAACTTAATATGCTGACGAAAGACGAACATAACTTCTTCAAGAAAATAGTTCATGTAATACAAATACAAGAGCTAACTTCTCAAGGTTTTTGGTGTCCACTTAAGTACGAACGATGGTCGTTTGATGAATCGGCTCTGATGTTAAACAGTACCGGAGCCGAATACACCAACGAATCTATCAAAGAAAGCATTGTACGAAACGGCTTAAACAACTCTATCTATAAGCGTCTTCTTCAGCTTATGAACGAGCGTAAGGCCATTTTGGTTTGCATGGATTCTATCGAATCATGTAATAGAATATCCGAGTTCATGAATGCCAGGATGGGAGCCATAACAGGTGTCGTAACATCGCTAACAACCAAAAAGAAAAGAGAGCAAATCATATCCGATTTCAAAGAAGGTAAGTTAAAGGTCGTGTTTAATTATTCAACGCTTGCTACCGGATTTGATTTTCCTGAACTTGATTGTGTGATGTTTGGACGACCAACGTTCTCATATTCAGTATTTTACCAAATTGTAGGTCGAGCCGTCCGCATCCATCCTGACAAGAAAGAGGCGCTGATAGTTGATTGCTGCGACAACATGAGGCGTTTCGGCCGGATAGAAGATTTAACGATCGAACAATTTCCTTCTAAGGGATGGTGTATGTTTGCCGGCGATCAACTTCTGTCCAATATAAGGATGGGTGATATTATTACCAAAGACGAAATCCTTCGCCGGGCAGCCTCGCTTAAATCCGTAAATGGAGATGGTAGGAGAGAGGACGATCTTGACAGCATAATAATGTGGTTTGGAAAATATGAAGGAATTAGATTCAAAGACATACCGGTGTCGTATTTTAGGTTCTTGGCTGAGAATATGGCAGTAAAACCGGGAGATAGGAAAGAAAAGATTATCGAATATTATAATAGGATAAAAGCATGAACAGCAAAAGACGTAAGAAAATAGAGGATATTATTTCCAATTTGGAAAAGCATAAAACAGATCTTGAGTTTATCAAATCAAAGCTGTCAGAGGTCAGGCATAATCTGGATTCAGCCAAGGATGATGTTGATATGATTTTAGACGAGGAGACAGAAGCAAGAGACAATATGCCGGAGTCGTTACAAGATACAGAAAGATATTATCAATCAGATGAGGCTGTAGCTAATATGGAGGCGGTTGTTGATGATATGGAAAGTATTGTAGGGGATTTAGAGAATGCGGTTTCAACCATTGATGATAAAATCGATGAGATAGAAACTGATATTATAGGAAATTTAGAGGCAGCCATAGGCGCATAGTATAAAAAATACAATAATAAAATTTAACACAGTATATTTGTATAGGTATAATACGATACATATTTTTGTATCGTATTATTTTTTATGTGTTATATTTTATGAAAACGAATGTCACAATGGTATCAAAAGACCGAGAATTATTTGGCGTAATAATTAAGCAGGACACTAAAACTTCGTTTATGTCCTTAACAGACCTTCAGGAAGCCTACACGAAGAAGAGGGTTGAGATGGGGTGGAATGAAAAGAGAATAGAGAATATCCTATCTAATAAGGAGAGTGCGGAACGGGTTTACTATATCCTTGAAAAACAGGGATATAAGATAGAATCAGGATTTCCTGGTTTTATACAATCTGTTGAAAAAGAATCACTTATAAAAGTGATGAAAAAGATGGGAGCCTATAAAACAATGGGTAGAGGAGAGAATAGAAGGACTATGTGTAATCCATATATATGGGTGCTTGTAGCTATGGAACTGAACCCTATGTTGTACGCTGAGGTTGTTACGTGGTTGACAGATAAGCTTATCTTAAACCGAATAGAGGCAGGTGATAAATACAATGTCTTATCAAGAGCTATATCAAGATTTCCGGATGCCGATTACTCCAAGATGGCTAAAGGCTTAAATTGGATTGTATTTAATGAGCATGAAAGCATGATAAGAAATAGGGCTACACAGGAGCAGTTGAAAGAACTTGAAACCCTACAGTCTAATCTTGCATTCTGCATAGAGATGGGAACCATCTCTTCTTTCTCTAATTTAATGAACATGATGAGATCTATATATGTAAAGAAATGGGGAGAAGAGGCTGTAACTTCTAAAAACGTAAAATAATATGGGAGTAAAAGAAATAAGAGAACTACTTAGACTCTACAATCTCGAACATAGTGTCGTCCAAAACAAAAGCTCTGGGCGCTATTCTATTATTCTTCACAATAACATAATAGGAACGAACGTAGACGGAGAGAAAGTAGTTGTATTCAGGACCATTCCGGAAGGAAGCAACACGTTCTCTATGGAACGAAATAGATTCTATGAGGAATTTGTAGAGGTTTTTGATGACGATAAGGCGATTGAAGCCGTAAGACAGTATTTTGAGAAAAACAGGAATGATAGGGTATAGGACGAAGATGAATTATATTACTATCTAAATATGGTAAAACAACGATAAAACAAAATAAAAGATGGACGATATTATTATTAAAAAAGGAACCGATGTAGTTCTTAACAGAGATCTTAATGTTCGTGAAGTAACAGTAGCCAGAAAAGGACTTAAGGTTGCATGTGAAAAGGATATCAAAAAAGGAGATACAGAAGTTACACTGTCATACGAAGGTCGTATGGAGTTCGATGTACCAGTTGAATATATATCTAAGAGTGATAATACTCTTTTTGAAAATAAAGAAAGTAAGTCGGTAAAGAATGACATCATTGACGACAAACTACGATGGGATTTGCTTCCAATGGAAGAGATTGAGGATATTGTAAGAGTCTATCATGCTGGTGCAAAGAAGTACGGACCCAATAAATGGCAGAACCTTGACAACGGGTTTGAACGGTATCGTGCTGCGGCTGCCAGACACCTAATGGAATACATGAAAGGGGAAAGAATAGACTCAGATACAGGAGCTTTTCATCTTGCACAATGTGCATGGAATTGTATAGCTATGCTGTGGTATGATAAGCACGGGAAAGGATTAATACCATTAAATAAGGAGGAAAAGAAATGACAATAGAACAACTAAATTATTTATTAAGAAAAGAGCTTTATGCTATAAAAAACCATAAAGACAACATTGATAGAATCAAAAAAGAATATTTTGATTCCAATTATGGGTTAAAAGAAGGAGATAAGATCCGTATTTTACACGAAGCAGGAGATGAAATGATAGGCTTCTTGAAAAAAGTTGAAGTATGTGAAGACGGAGATCTGTACTTGACAATCCAAAAACAAAACGAAAAAGGTGACAGAGGCAGAGGGAAATGGAATATGTATCTATCATCAAAATTAATTAAAATAGAAAAATTATCAGATTAATAACGATATGATTAGAGCAAGATTTTACATTAAAAAATCCGACTGCGGTAACGACTACCGTCCAGTCAAATGGCCTATAAAATATCCATATTGGTGTAGTGGTGAATCCGATGATTCATTCATACTTGTAGCGTATGCCGAAGACGAAGACAGCATAAAAGAGCTGTGGCCGGAAGCATACGATATTAATGTCTTAGAAAAAGATACTGAGGTTAAATTCACATTAAGATTTCCTAAGCCTAAATGGTATGAATTGCAAGAAGAGAGATCAGAAGAGTATGATAAATTATATGGTAAATTCGTATGGGTTACAGACATGTGTCTAAAAGATGGGAAAATAAGAAAGGTAAAAGCCAGAATAGAAGATTGTGGTGGTCTTTTATTAGCCGACACTCCTGGTCGTTACACCCCTTATCAGATAGGGGATTGTGCTTTTGAAAGCAAGGAAGAGGCTTTAAAACATGCAGAGGAACAGAGAACGGATTTAATTAAGTCTCTTAAGTTACAAATACATGAACTTGAAAATCTAAAATTTGAATGCGATGATTGAATAATTTGATTATTTTACAAATAACGATTACATTTACGATATAAATCATTCAAATGAGATTAGTTGAAAGGCATATAGTTAAAGACAACCGGTTTGAGGATATTTGCTTCAAATCCGGCTTGTTATATAATTATGTTCTTTACAACATTCGTCAAGGAATCTTTTCAGGTAACTATTTAAAGGAATTTGATTTATCAAACAAACTTTGCAAAGAAAACCAATTCGATTTCAGGAATTTACCTAATCATGTATCCCAACAGGTGATTAAACAGGTATTTAAAAACATAAAATCCTGGATAAAACTCAAGAAGGATTTTGAAAAGAATCCTTCTAAATACGGAAATCATAGACCTCACCTTCCATCATACAAACAAGGTAAGAAACAAAACATGGTTGTTTTCACCAACTGCAATTGTAGGGTAAAGGGTGATAATTGTATTTATTTTGTTAAAGATATAATCAAACCTATCAAAACAAATGTAAAGAAAGACGAACTAAAACAAGTTAGAATAATCCCTCAAGCTACATGTTATGTAGTAGAGGTAGTTTATGAAAGAAAGGAAACTGATCTTGGTTTAAACAAAGACAATTTTCTTTCGATTGATTTAGGATTGAATAATTTATGTTCATGTATTAGTAATGTAGAAACTAATTCTTTCATTATAAACGGACGGGTTATGAAATCAGTAAATCAGTGGTACAATAAGAAGAAAGCTAAGTTGATGTCTTTTGTTGGTAATAAGGGAACTTCAAATAGAATAAGAAAAATTACTTTGTTTAGAAATTGTTGGATAGAAGACAAATTGCATAAAATCAGTAGATACATTGTAGACTTTTGTAAATCTAACAATATAGGAACAATCATCATTGGATTAAACAAAGAATGGAAAAACGAGATAAATATCGGTAAAAGGAATAACCAACATTTTGTTTCTATTCCTCATTCTAAATTGATTGATAAGATTGTTTACAAAGCAAATCTTTTAGGGATAGAGGTAATTACTCATGAGGAATCTTACACATCAAAGATTGACCATCTTGCTTTTGAACCTCTAAAGAAACAAGAATCCTATTTAGGGAAAAGAAAGAAACGTGGATTATTCCAAAGTTCCGTTGGAAAGCTAATTAATGCTGATATTAATGGAGCTATAGGAATAGCAAGAAAAGTAGTCGGTGATTCTTTCATTGGAAAGATAATCGATAGTGGATTTGTGTTTAATCCGGTTAGAATAAATATTTTGTGATATAAGGTTGAATCTAATGAATAAAATGAATAATTTTAATAACATTAACTACGCAGCAAAAGCCAGAAGAGCTTATTTGATAAACAATTTCGATAAGATTCTTAACAGCCTCAACACGCTTCATTCGACGGTTGAAACCATGACGTTGTTCGTAAACGACCAGGCTTATAATTACATTCTTAAGCTGAAGGAAGTGATTAAGGGTGGTCCTATGTACAAACATAATGTCAAACGATTTTTGAATGATATGGACAAAGAGATAAAGAGGTACAATGCTTCTATCTACTACATAAATAAAGAGCGTAGTGAGGTTATAGCTGATATAACACAAGCGATGGAAGATTGCCTCATGCCATACATAGACGACCTGGCCGGCGCTATAAGGGCAGCCGTGTGGTCGAGGGGTGTGTCCGAGGAGCGGACGGAAGCGGCGGTACTGTCCCTAATCGTATCCTCCTTGGCTACGACATCAGGCAGACTTATCTCAGGTGGATATCAGATCATGAAAGAAATGGGTGGAGGTCAAGGTGGTAATCCATTTACGTTTATGAGCATTGATAAGATAAGACACTTATCTACATCATTGTCTGATGCTATTACCGGTGGAGAAATAGCTCTTGAAGAAAAAGAAGCCAATAACATAACTAAGGCAATGGATGTTTTTATTGAGAAAATGTCTGATTCGGATATTGTCGATAAGGTAATTAGCATACTCGAAGAATCAGAATCTAAAAATAAGGAGGAGCGATCATGAATTATTTGGATGGGTATGTAGAAGAAGTTCTTTCTGAGCCGTACTATGATGATTATGGCTCTGGGATTTTTAGGTGGTGGGTGGAAGTATCTTACATTTGTGAAGGTACAGAATCAACTACTACATTAATGTTTGATACGAGAGAAGAAGCAGAGGCAGTAAAACCAGGTTATAAATTTTTATGTTGAAAATAACATGAGGTATTTTGTTTTATTGATGGCACTTGTGTTATCATCATGTTCGCATGATGATAGTCAGGTTAATAACGGATGGGTTATATATGATTTACGTCCTTTAGAAGATGGATGTATAATGTATTATGGTGAAGACGAAAGAATTTCAATATTTTATAATAATAGGCTTATAAAATTCGTTGGATACCAAGGGGAATACAATATAGGAGATTCTATTAAAATCGTAAAAGTGAAATAATATGAAAAATAATTTGAAACTCGTATGTCCAAAATGTGGCACCCCTCACCAGCCTCATTCTCCGCACACGATGGATGCAGATGGATTTGAAAGGTGTGAGATAAGAACGGTCATGGAAGACAGGGGATGGTGCTACGAATGCTCTTTTTGGCAAAATATGTACGACAAGCACAAAGACGATCCTGGATGGGTTAGGATAGACGGTAAAAGCTGGGTGCTTAAGCCTATGGTGAAAAACGTACCGAGCGGATGGAACAGCCTTGGATGCGGTGGAAGAAAGATGTATATCAATATCGAAGGGAAAGGCATTGTTGTATCAAATAACTGCTGGTGCCAAGGTGATGTTTCGGACGCATTTAAGGATCTGATGCCTGATAATGCTACCTGGGCTACGAAGGAGGAATTTGACAAAGCTCCTGTAGTAGGATATATCATAGAAGGTATTGGTTTAGTTTTCACAGATAGGGAAGGTCATGAAGTTAATGCTTAGAGACTTAGGTAATTATATACCTTTTTTTCATAACAAAAGAAACCGGTTCTCTATCATCTCTGACTGAGAACCGGTAGGAAAACAATTTCAGAAAAAATTAAACCTACATAATCTTTCAAGTAAGAACAAAAAACGTACAATCTACTCTTTGACGATGCTAATATAACATATTGGAATCATACAAAAACAATGCAAGTCCGATATTCTTCGTCTACTTGTAGCTAACATCATCGTCCCCTTCCGAATCAGGAGTAGCGCCGATGAAGAACATCATTGACTTGTTGTTCGTCTGCTGCCACCAATTATAGGCGCGCGCTACGTCTTCCGGCGTCTTGATATTATACCATTGTTTGATAAACGTCTGTTTGGCGAGTTGCCTAAATAACTTAGACTCTCCCTTGTATGTACCGGATGTTACTTTATCAAGTGAATAATTCCTAAGATCGGTAAGATCCTTCAGTTTTCGCCCCATAACAAACGGATCGTTAATGATATCTACCACGTTAAGCTCCATAATAAACGGCATCTGTGAAGCTATTTCGTTTATGGTTCTGAATCCGACATAGGATCCAAATTGAGTAAGCCAACTTTCTTCGTTTTCATCATCATCACGCCATCCGGCAAGAAGCATAGATACGGCCTGCATGATAAGGAACGTGCCGGCATAGACACTGAGACGTTTGAGATTGGTTTTTTCTACCTCATTCATATTGTCTTTATTTTCATTCCAGGCATCTATGATGTTTTTCATACCAGACTCGGAAGCCAGGCTAAATGTTTTGGCTATCATATTCTTTAACGTAATTGACAACCCTTCCTCTTCTTGCATTGTCTGGAAATTGAAGCCACGTCTTTTCCACAGACGTTGAGCCGACAGCACCAACCATCCTCGGTGGGCGGTCATGAACCTGGCTATCCAGTTGCGCGATGCGGCAGTTCGGTTTTCTTCATTCAAAGATCCGTTGCATATCTGCGACAAGCTACGAACTTGATTTCTGGTTATAGCCATCTGGGTTTCTACTTCCTCAACAGTAACACCCGATCCTGGCTTTACAACCACCTTCCCATCCACGACGTCTACCATACTCCATAAAGTACGATCTTTTAATGCGTTCCATTCTCTTTTTATGGTACTCTGTTCTTTATTGCGTTCTTTTTCCATCTTGAAATCTTGGAACGTGTAGAACCGGCCTTTGTAATAACGAACATTGTCCATAGTAGCAATCATAACCTGCGGATCAAGAGGGTAGTTCAGGATTTCCATAAAAGCATACATAGGCGAACGCATTAAGGTCCTGGCCGCTCTATTGTATCCGGCACCATACATACGATTTCGGATATTGAATATCCCCATTCTCTCACCTATGACATATAATTTGCTTTTCCTATCTATGTCTCCGGTTTCTGCTATACAAGATGGCGCAAGACGTGAAAACTCAGCCGATGCGTATTTAAGGGAGTCTTTGCTTATATACTGTCCTACGGCAGATTCCATGATGAGGTTGATATGACCTGTCAGGGCGCCGGTAGCTGCCACAAACGGAGACAGTGCCAGGTTCATAACCGACATAAATCTTTCAACAGCCATCATAATTCTTGTAAGGTCTACCGTATATCCTCCGATGTTCACCGTAAGTTTTTTGGTGTTCATCCTAATGCCATAATAATGATCGTTGAAGAAGTCCCTGAACATCTGATATGCTTGGGTTGCTTCAGCCTTCTTACCGCCTTCAAATTGTTTATTCAGTAACATCTGCTCCAGTCCTTGGGCAAGCTCTATAGACTTCTGCTTTTCGTTATATAACGATGACTGCATCATAAGCATCGAATAAGAGTAGCCAAAATCGTGAGATACATCATCTTGGTTCTCCAACTCATATATGTAGTATTTAGGTATAGACCTAAGTCTGTCTTCCGGATCATATACTTCCCCTTGCCTGGTCTTACCATATAGAGAATCGTCTACTCTGTCCAGGCACAGATCTGATACAAAATTACGAACCGTATTTTTGAAGTTAATACCCAATCCTTCTACACGTTCTATGTCTTGTTTTGATATCTGTGGAATAGCATACAGATTAGGACTCTGCTCTTTGTATAGATCAAGCGATTGTCTTTTTATTTCCTTGAGTTTTTGAATCATATTCCACTGCTCTACGTTTTTAGTAGCAACTTCATTACCGTCAGCATCATACTTGATACCAAAGTCATTGAAATACGATTCATCACGATACAGGCTTTTCTTAGGCATTCGATGACCATACCCATGATCTTTTACATAATCAGGATTACGGCCGCTATTTTCGGCTTCAGATTCAGCCACCCATGCCCTTGCAGGATCGAAAGACAGGTACGATATGTCCATGCCATAATCTTGGGTGGATGTACCGTTTTGTACGTCCTTAACCATCTGCGCCACATCTATCTCACCTCGACCTATTTTGTCGATCATGGCCGCATATCCGGTAGGCGCCATGCGTTTATAGTACGAAAAGACCTGGCTCCTGGCAAATTCATTAACAATAGCATTGGTCTCTTCTATGCCCTCTTCTCTTGTATTATTTAAAAACAAGCTGGCCATCTTAGCATTAACAGCATTCCTGAAATCTCTACCGTCTAATTCTTTGCTTATACCAAGCTTTTCTGACAGGTAGTTGGTTTCAGATACGGTAAACAGATATCGGTTATCAGCAGCCTTAAACAGCTTATCCCTTAAAGCCTGAATCCTTTTTGCTTTCTTCGCCGTAGTATGACGTTGTACGAACTTCCATTCCACTTCCTTGGAGTCAGCAAGAGCATTTAAATAAGACTGATTTACTTCGTTTTCGGCCTTACTGCTTTTAGTAAGGTACTTATCAATATCTTCAAGACCCACCATCTTAGCATAATCTATTAAGATAGCGTAATCAGCTTCAATAGCTTCAGATGCGGCCCTAAAAGCATCTCTTTCAGATGAGGTAAATGTCGCTTCGTTAATTTCTCCGATATCAGCCACATCTCGGTTGTTTCCGATTATTTCCTTGATAATGGCCTTATTTTTTTCTATATCTTTCACAATCGAATCCACGTCAGTCGCATCTCTATCACTTGTCGTAGAACTAATGATATCATGCGCCATTTTAAGATACGAAGCCTTGTTATTTGATTCGGTACGCGCCGACTGTTCCGATTCTACTTCATTCCAAAACCGATCATTGAACGACAGGTGACCTCCCAACATAAGTGTCTTCAGCGCAGCTTCTCCTCCCGACTCGCTCTGAATCGTTCTTAATTTTTGCAAAAACGATTCTGATACGGCATTGGTAACATTATTTGATTCCTTTCTCCAAACTTCATTTATAGCTTGTATTTCTTTAGCCATCTTAAGTTGGTCGCCGGTTTTTTCCACTCTCCTGGTTCCTACATATATGTATTCTGAAGCTGCTTCCTTACGTTGTTTACGAAGCAGTCCTTCTTCTTCGTAATTGCTGCTTTTAAAATAGGCAACCTCATCAAAATTACCACCGCTATCAATAAAAGGCTGCCTCAATATCCGTTTTTGCCTGGATAGAGCATTAAGGTATTCTTTGGTTGTTTGAGAAACCGGATGCCCTAATTCTTCTTCAGCCTTTTTGTATATGGATTCCATTCTTGTGGCATAACTTTCGCTAAATTCCAGTTCCGAATTTTCAGCATCCCACTTTTCCATCTGCTCTGTATAGATCTTTTCCTGCTCGATGGTAAAAATATCGGTATTAACTCTATCAGACGATGGTTTGAATTTAGCGTTTTCAGTAACCGTATTTCCATCCTTGTCAACTACTTCTCTTTTAAATACGTAATTACGGTTATTGTCAACCACATCACCAATTTCTTCTTCTGATATCTCTATGTTCATGGCAGTCGCAAACGCTCGCATCTGCGCCAGCTTCTTATTACGATCGTATTTAGCCATATCAAGAGCACTACGAAGGTAATTAGAAGTTTTGCCATCTACTTTCTGAAGCAGTTTTTCAAATTCAGATTTGTTAAAACCATGCTTTTTCGCATATGCCAGGAAATCGGATATGGCGGGCTGGGCATTCACCATCGCATTGTAATTGTCTTTGGCAATCATAGCTCCAAGAGCGTTATTGAACGGACTGGAAGAATGCTCTAATATACCAAACCACCTACTTATCCAAGAAACATCGTGTTGAACCTTGTCGAAAAATTCTTTTACTCTCTTTACCTTATCTGCCGGCACATGAAGTTCGTTCATTAACTTATCAAGCAACGTGCTTTCATCAAGGTCTTGTACTGATTTAATATCAGACTGAATACCATTGATGTCGGCAATGACGGTATTGATCCTATTTGTATAATCCTGCTTTTCACGTTCATCAAATTCGGTACTTCTGTTACGGATATATCCTCGAAGATCGTTCATGATCGGAAGAACCTGATTGTTGATAATATCTACGTTCTTTCGATCATTGGTATTGAAATGAAGCTTGCCGTCTTTGGTATCACCATGAAGGATGGTGTTCACCACATTGCTTAAGTATCTGACCTGAGCTTCGGCTGTAGAGATCATGCTGTTCATGGCAGCCGCCATCTCATTCTTGTCTATTTCGGTCTCTACCTTATTTATCTTATCTTCTATGGTCTTAAGCTGCGCAAGGGTCATAGACGTAGTTACAGCCCTATCAGAGCTTATCTGACGTAAGTCTCTTAATGTTTTTCTTAGCGATCTGATCTTAGACTCAAGAAACTTGTTCTTGTTCATAGAAGAAAGGGAGTATAATGTAAAGTCATTATCCTTTAACAGAGAGGTGTCAAATCCTTTATCTATGTCAGTAATGGCAAGATCACGAATGTTTTTAATAACGTTATTCAAATCTTGTCTTTGGGTTGATAAAGCTGATTTAAGCCAGCTTACGATTCCAGAGAGAAGCTGCCGGACGCGCCCCAGGAAGGAGGTGGGCTCTACCGACGCCTGCGCTGTGCCGGTCTGCATCTCCCTGGCGAGGATCTTTCCAAGAATTTCTCTCCTAACGGCATTATCAAGCTCAGATCCTTCATATACCTTACCGTATGTATTATAATACTGACCTGCATACTGGTTCCACTCTTCCGTACCTTCTACATCTTGCAGAACAGCCTCAACAGCATTCTGATCTCTGTATGCCTCTACAAGGAAGTGGGCTGTTTCTTCTACTAAATCGGATAAAGTAGCATCTTCACCAACTGCTATTACGTTATTGGCAATATCCGCCAATGCCTTAGCAGAAGGTTCATGCCCGTATTTGGTTTGGTACTTCTCTATATAGTCGGTCATACCTATGACACTAACGCCAAGAGTTTTCAGTATCTCGACAATAGAATTTCGTTGGTCACGTTCCTGCCTGCTATAATCCGATACGATCTTAGCTTTAGTATCAGCATAAAGATCGTTGTCTTCTAATATGAATGAAACTACAAGCGCATCAAAATGATCGTACTTGGCGTCCAATTCATTGTATCTTCCTGACTTAAGATCGTTCTTTATCTGCTCTTTGCTAACCCTTTCCGTTCCTCCGGTGGCGAGTCTCATCGTTACCTTACTGTTATCCAACGAGCTTATGGTTATCATACCTTGGTCGTTCATGGAAACATCGGAACCAAAATGATTACGGAGCTCAGTGTAGGATAAGGCTGAATTGAAAAGTCTAATTTGTCCTGTATGACCTTCTCCTGTAAGATAATAGCTTCTTGTTTCAGGATCGAATATCTTAGATCCGGACAAAAGACCTTTCTTTATAAGGTAGTTAATTATACCACCTTTTGTTGATAAAGAAGTGGAAGCAGAAGCGGTCATGACCGGTATAAAAGATTTTGGATTATTAAGAACATACTTTCCAGCCTTGTAAGTAATGTCTGCCACGCCATCCCAGGCAGATTCTTGAACGGTGCCTGACAAGAATCCTATTCTAATATCATTCCCGCCAGAGCGAAGAGCTTCTCCGTAATCTTCAAATAATTGATTACGATCGTTCATGAAAAACAAACGAGGCTCTCCGGTCTGATACGTTACACCCACAGGATTAGAATCTGTCTGTGGTAACTCTTCTGGGCTAAATATCTTAAGACCGTCTTTTATAACCATATAATTAACACCCTTATCCTGTACCATAGATACGGGGGTGAAGTCCGAAGATATAGTATCTTGTAGATACTGACCGGCGTCTATTCCAGGTCCTTCCGGTACGGAAATACTTGACGGAACCATAGCATCCACCAACATAATATTATCACCCAGATCTTGGCTGTAGAATCCAAAGCCCGATTCTCGGATTTCATAAGGTGCATCTGATTTTGACACAAGAACAGGATTACTCATCTTAGAAGCCTTATCCAGCACCCTTTCTCTATAGGCTTCCGGAATAAGATCGATGTTGGATTTTACCTTATTATAAGCCGGTTTGTTGATAGGCACTCTCTTTCTCCAGTCGCCAAAAGCCTTTAAGAACTTATTAGAAAATACGGTTTTAAAAACAGTAGTAGCCCGCTCCCTATTTTCCATAAGAGGAATAGATGCTATTTTATCAAACAACATAGACCTGTCCCCTGATCTGGTAGAGACAGAAACAACTTTCTTTTTATTATCTCTTTTAATAATACACGTTGACGCCATAAGAATTTATTTTGTTTTGACACAAAGGTAATTAAAAATCAGGCACATGATAAAAACAAAGCCGTCTAACTTCCCAGTCTGACGGCTTAATATACATATGAAAAAATAATTATAATCTGACGTAAATCGTCAAGTTACGCTTACGCATTATATTTGTACCCATTTCTATGAATAAACCTTCCTGATTCGAACCTTTCCACATCATCCGGTCCAATAGGTCCGCAGTCTTCCCTCCTTGCCTCATACCACAGCCCCGGCTTACGGAGCCGGCAGGTTATGACGTATTTAAAGCAGTTGTGAGTAAAATGGAATACGGAGCCTACTGGGAAATACCTGGTAGTTTGAAACACTATTCTTTTTCGTTTAGTATCAAACACTATATCTCCTACTACCTTAGTCACGTAATAGCTTATGCCATTTAACGTTTCATCTGTTTGTGGTATCCAATAATAACCTTTTGCCATGCCACAAATATACGAAAAAGTCGGATAACTCACGTACCCGACTTCATTATTTGTTTAAACATACCAATTCCGTTTATTACAATATGACCGCTTCGCATACGACCATTATTATGATTGTGTAGAAAATTGAAACCACTTTCTTTTTCCTGTCTTTCAAAAGAACTAATATCCTTTCCTCTACGAGCTCTTCCAAAAGCTTTCTTGAACAACTTGCCTCTAAAGGTCTTGACGAGGATCTTGGTAGCGTTAGATGTATTTCCCAAACAGTTTGTAATATCTACGTTGTAGAGCTAAAGCATGATTCCATACAAAACAGCATTCGCGAAGCATCTTATCAAGATACTTCGTTTTCTTTGAATGATAGATGTTGTATTTGTATGAAATCATTTTTAACCACATTTATAATACAAATATAATAATAACTTTTTGGCATATATCAGAATCAATTATTAAAGAATACATATATGAATAAAAGAATCATTGATCTCCTACTTAAAAGCAGGGGCTTTGTTAAAGATAGTAAATTGAAACCGCTCCTTGTTAGTAGGCGGATCTTGATTCAATTTACCAGTCGCAAGCCATTCTCCATCATGATACAATTCGGCAAGTTTCTTTACCTTATTTTTAAGAAAAGAATACTCTTGTATAACTTCCATAAAGTCAGTTTCGTTAGCTTTACCCTCTATGAAGATAACGGTTTTGCTTCCAGGTCTATGATCGTCTAAGCTTGCCGGGATTCCTAATATCGTCCATCCTTTAAACTCAGCTATCTTAAAACGCATAACGTCAAACACCTTATAGAAATCATCACAATCTACAGATTCTATTACCTTAATATCCTCTTCTGTGAATTTACCTCGTATCGGAATAGCGTAATGACCAGGACGGCCATCGGTTCCGAAATATGCGATTCTAACCACGATATTTACAATATTTTAATTTATTTTGCTAAAACATTCGTATAACATGGCACATCTACCACATCTCTTCTACGAAGTCCCTTATCAAAATAGGAAACCATATAAGTATTTTTACCTTCGTGATCAGGTCTGGGATCAAAACATTCAAAAACGAATCTTGTTATACCTTCCAAATGACCAAGCATGAAAACAAATTCGCCACTGTATCTTTTATTAGCCAATTCTTCTACAGTCATAATCTGTCCCCTCCTAATCCTGAATTGATGCTAACGTACTTAACACGGACATCATTTCCACGTCCAAGCTGACCCCAGCCGGGCGATGGCGTTCCCTTGGCCGGAGCAGGGACAGCCCTAAGCCGAGACCAGTCCTGCTTTTGCCTCATGGCTTCAGCCTCTTTGTAATACCGGTTACACAGTTCTTGATCTTCGTAACCAACGTAATCTTCCTTATTTTCCATAAAAAATACTTTTTCAACAAAAGTACGACATTTATGAATTAATTAGATTTAAAATAAAACAATATGAATTAAAATAAAAACCCGATACGTTAAAATCGCATCGGGCCTGGTATTGAAAAAAAATAGGTTCAGATCTTGGGTAAAGATTCGAGCCAATTTTTAACATCTTTATATTTAGGGTCTTTGTCTATTCTATCTTTCAGTTCATGCAATGCTGAGTCCATAACCGTATTCGGTACGCCAATCAACTCTCCTATTAAATACAATGGGGTTTTATTCGATTTAGATTCGTGTGCTATATTCATGTCAAAAAAAAAGTTATGTGAAACAAACCGGCCACGGGTATTCTATTGCCCGCCGACCGGTATAACATTTTTATTCTTTTTTTCCAAACGGGAAAAACGGGAATGCGGGAATCATATTTTTTACTATGGCTCCCGCACCACCGGAAGGACCTGGATCTGGATCTCAGGTCAGATCCTTCCAGTTTATTTTTTCGCCGAGGTAATCTTGCACGGCAAGCCATCTTATAAAGGCTACTCCTTCGGGAGCATCCGGATCATCCAAATACATTAACGTAGCTTTCACCAACTCGTTCTCACATTTGAAGACCTTCGGAAAACCATCCGAATAGTACATTGCAAAGACATATTGGACATCGCCCCATGTCGCTTTATCCGGCTTCTTCGCTCCGCACTTTTCAAAAATATCTTTTATTTTCGGCTGCTTCCAGATCCTCTTGGATCCATCGACGTTGACCATCTTCTTTACCGCCTCATCAGCGAGAGCATTAGAAAAATGGTAGCCGTAAGTATCTACATATTTCTGATAAGCTGGATCCTCTGCGTCTGCTCCTCAATAAGAACGACCTCTGCCACGTCCGCGACCTCTGCGCATCTGAGGCCCGTCACCGTAGTATCTGTCGTCTCCATAGTAATCTATCGGGTAGGATTCGTAACCCATCCTCCGGTATTCCCGGTCCTCCATTTCATGACGACGTTCGCGCTCTTCGAGCCTTCTTTCCCTTTCTTCCAGCTCGTTTTCGCGTTCTTCCATTTCCTTCATCTTCTCATGCATACCGTAATGGTCGTAAATACCACCACCGTACCCCATGTACGTCCCATCAGAACGGCGGCTTCTGCCTCTGCCTCCACCTCGTCTGTCTTCTATCTCGTCATATCCAGGATATTCTCTGTGTCCTGAATTTAAATCATATACTATCATATTATACTTATTTCAAACGTTCTACAATTAACTTCTTTAAATCTTCGAATGAATCAGTAAGGTCATTCACCTTATTTTCTATACCAGCTATTTTACGATCCTGCTCTCTCGTTTGTTTGAATGCCGGATTGATGTCTTCTAATATAGATTCACAAGCCTCTATCTTGGCACGATGGGCATCTACGCTGTCTATTATTTCCTGACTGGTGCTTTTTATGGCATTCAGTTCGTTCATAATCGGATCTATGCTGGTAGATAATGTTATGCCCATAGCCTTAGCCACATTCTGGGATTCCGGAACCGTGTAGGTCTTGGTTTCGCCAGTGAGCTCTACCGTCAGATCCACCACGCGGGTCTGCATCGCCTGATACTGACCTGGCTGAGGAGGAAGATACCTGGGTTCGGATACGGCTACTACCTTTCCCAATTCGTATTTAGGTACTGTATTAGTATCAAGGGTATGTACCTGAAACCCTTTCTTCAAATCTGAAAACATGATCAAAATATTAGTTAGGTGAAAATAGGGTGATGATCTCCATCACCCTACTGAAATCATTTACCTGCTTTAACTTCAGACGCCTGGGCTGTTGTTGTTGGAACACAACAATCCATTAATCTTAACACGCCACGAACTTTATTGAAGTACAGAAGGCGTTCTGTGCCATTTACCATAGCAGCACCCGTGACAGCTACGTTAATAGGGTTCACGACATTCACTCCCGTAACCGGGCAACAGGTGTCGGCTCCTACTGTTGAAACTGTGCTGTTTGCCGGGACCGCAATCTGTACCGGTAGAGCACTTCCGACTGTGGGGACTACTTGCCTTATCTTAAGAAGGATAAGACCCTCACACGGAAGGGCGATCCAAGCCCGTGGGTTAATACCGAAGACTGTATTTGTCGTACTGACAATAACATTCTTCGTAACCATCTCATACAACGATCCTATTTTAGAAACACAAGCCATATTAGCCTCCTTTCTTAATAAAATCAGACAGCAGCGTTGTTATTGCAACATCCGTTGTTACATCCGCATCCGTTATTACAGCAACCTCCTCCGAATACCTGTCCCCAAGTATAAGCCTGGTAAGGAGAACAAGAGGGGTAGGCCGGGACGGCCGTCGGGCGTAATTGACCAACGATATTCTGGGTTTGTTGCTGAGATAATGCCGAAGCTGTCAAAGCCGCTTTTTCTTCACGAAGTTGAGCAATAGTGTTCTGCATCTCCCTCATTTCCAACTGACAGAATTTGTCGTTGATCATAACGGTTTGGGCGTCAAGTTTCGCAGACAAGATATTGAATTGGCTTGTAGCTTGCTCACGATTGTTAGCCAGACCTTGGTTGAGACCATTCTGCAAGATATTGGTTTGTTCCAACGTGCGAAGCTGGTTATCAAAACCTTGCTGAGTAATCATTCCCTGAGTCTGGCAAGTGCTTTGATTGATCAACGAACTCAGATTGCAGCAGCAAGAGCTGATTTGATTTCCTATTTCACAACCTTGTTGTTGAACTGCGTTGATAACAGCCTGAGAAGTCATACCTACCTGACCAGCTACTTTATCAATAGCACCCTGTACGTTGCAGATAGCGTTCTGAAGTTGAGTAGTAGAACAGTTCAAAGCAGAAGCAATCTGATCTATGGCGCTACGATTACCTTGAATTGCCTGCATCAAAAGTTCACGACCGTAATCGTTATTCAACTGAGCCGGCAAACCATTGGCGCAACAATCACCGCCATTTCCAAAACCGTTACCGAAGCCGCGTCCACCCCACAGCCAGAACAAAACAATTATCCAGAGCCACCAACCGTTAGCCCCACCGAAACCGTCCTGGTTGTTACGACCGTTCATCAAAGCCGCCACCAGATTCGGATCCATTTTATTACCACCTATCAAATTAGCAAACATGCCGGGAATCATTGAAAGAAGACCGTTAGTGGCTGCACCACCACCGTTAGCCCCGGCTCCATCTAAAAGGACGATTTTATCACCACCCATAATTTTATAGTATTTAATTGTTAAACATACGTGCATGAAGCACGTAACAAAGATCATGATTGCAGGGTGGAACAAGGCTGAGTTTGTTTCCGATAAAATGGAAGGATTTTCAGTAAAAACGGAAATATAATATACAACGAGTAGTTTTCCCCATTTATGGGGAAAAATTGATAATCAGCAACTTTCGCTTTTCCTTTTTTGGGTAAAGCGCTGTAAATCAAAACAGGATCCGCATCACTGCGAATCCTGCCTCAACTAATCTAAACTAAAATACCATGAAAAACTTTTCCCTACTAAAACTAAAGAACGAACAAATGTATGAAAATACATGCTTTTCACAAAGAATCCGTATCCTGTTCTTTGGTATGGTTAAGTACATGGGATATAGTTCTGATACTTAATCCGGTTTGATTTTGTATCAGATTATAAATATAGGATTTTGAAACTACAGTTCTTAATTGACCTAAATCATTCATAATGTTTTTATACATAAGATGAATGCTGTTGTTACGTTTGATGGTACTGATTCTCATTTCCTACTGTTATTAGTTACGTTCGGTTCTTACTTTTTCCTTATTTCCATAATCCCTTCCTGAAACTAATATTGCAAACTTAACAAAAATAATTCATAAACAATGAAAATCTAACTTTTCTTGTATGTTATTGATATACGTGCATATATAAGAAAAGTGAGACTTTCACAAGCCTCACTTCCCAAATTATAACTATGAAAAAACTATGTGTATATACAAAAATTACCTGCATTCCAATTTGTTAAGATCATCCAATTCAGACTTGCTTACGGTCATATCTTGCGTCAAGCCAGATCTGTTTTGGTATGGAGCGTAATCAGTTTCTACCGTCTTAGCCTTCTGAGTAGAATCGTATTTCACCTCCGATTCGGTTCCTGTCAGATTTTGGTAGATAGAGCCGGAACTACTCTCGCTTACTTTAGACCATATCTTATTACCTACTCTTATAAAATTATCATAAATACCTTCTGCTGTTATAACACCATCTTGCTCTACGATATTAGGGCCCGATTTTTCTTTTAACAGATACGGGTGCCTGGTGTAAAAATAGTGTTCAAAATCATTCCCAGCATACGAAGGGTCATACCTCTCCAAATAAAACAATTCTGATAAAGAAGGGTCGGTACTGGTCATGCTATAATCAAACAACATCAACCTGTCTTTTCCAGATAAAGATAATTCTATTGATTTCAAAATATCAGGATCATCAGAAATAAGGCCCAAAGATGGACCAGGTTTGAAGTCAAGATACTTATAGGCATTATCATATAATTTTGTTTTATGGAGTTTGTTGTCAAGGTAAGATTGGTATAAATCGAATAAGGATAATGGGTTTTCGCTATCTTGTTTTTTGTTCATGTATCGACTATACTCCCGATCCACATCCACGTAAGGAACGTCAAGTACCGCCGGGTGTCCAAACGCCATCCTGGTCATTATCATGTCCTCCGTGTTCTGAGAATCCATGAACGATCTGACGTGTTTTTTAATGGAAGCCATGAGCGTATTATTATCTACGTTCCGTACTTTCTCTTTATCCAAAACGCCGTTCTTAAAACAAGATTCAGGATATATTTTAGTAGAAAAATGAGTTAGGTTGTCCTTGGCTAACACTGTTGATATTTGATACATCTCGTTAATATCATCTTTGCTGATCCTTTGATATAGATTATCTCCTACCTTAAGCAATGAATGTTTCTCAAACGCTTCTACTGGGTCTATATTGGATTCAGAATAAACGATATTCAAATTATCCATATACTCCGGCAATAATTCAGAATAATAATCTGTGCTATCACCAAGAACATCATCTATAGAAGATGCCAGCGTTGGAGCATAATTTACATCATTATGCCTGGCCACATAAATATCAAGATCCAGCATCAAATTATCTATCTTATTCAAAGATTCTTCTGTGCCATCATAAGTTTCCGATGTCCCTATTATATCTATGCCAAACCACGTACAAGCCTCTTCTATATCCCATATCATGCTTCTTAAATCGGATTCGGTGTCGGCATTAGCCCTATGTAAATAAGCTGATATACGAGCTCTTAGGAACTCTATTTTGCCAGGATTGTAATAAGACAGATCTTGTAACTTAGACAAGGATCTTCTCTTGCCTTCTACCACATCATCCCCTTCTATGTTTATTACCGGAATCTTATTCGTAGATGAGAACTCATCAAACATAGATTCGGCAAATTCTTTATCAGAAACGAATTTCTCAACCAGTTCAGGATAGGAATTTCTCAACGATTCAAAAGCAGATGAAAATTCAGAAAAGTTTTTTATGCCGGCTACTGTTTTACGCATAGCATAATAAAGCTCAGAAGGATTATATGGTACCTTTTTACCAAATTGGTTAAACACTCCCTCCTTGTAAACAATAGGACCATACTGATAGTCAATAGACATAAAATAATTATCTTTTTCCCTATCATGTTCGTTAATAGAAGAATCTATTAACTTTCTCATGGAAGTCAAAACCTCGTTTAAAACAGAAGGATCGGATAAAATACGACTTATCTCTGTTTCATCATACAAACCGGATCTCCTTAATTTCTGCTCATTCAGTATCAAACTGCCATCTACATAAAAATCGAAGAGGATAGCATTAGACAATGAAGACGCATTGAAAAAATAATGAGTAGACAAAAGGAAATCCCTTACATCCTTAATGTCCTGAGCCGTTAAAGGATCAGCAAAATAAGTCTGACGCTTCATATACGACAGCACGTCTTCTAAAAGAGGTTCGCCATTGGGATCGGTATTAAACATCTCCCCTGGAGCCGGGTTGTTCCAATGACCGTAATACGACAAAAAACCAGGAGTGTAAGCCTTAGCCCATACCTGAAGAGCTCGTTCGCTATTTCCTAATAATTTTAAGGCACTTTCGTAAAGAACGGAAGGCTCACCGTTAGGAGCCTCAACCCGTTCTATTTTATTTTCCTTCTTTTCTATCTGACATTTGACACCCATTGTAATTAACTTTTTTGCAAAGTTAATTATAAAATCGACTTATACAATGACGGATCCCAAACTCCTTCTATATAAATCTCTGGAAAACTCAAACTGCCATCACGAAGAGTGGTAACCTTCAAACTGGGAATGTTAAAAACAGTGCTAACATCACAAAACTCACCATTCAACTTAATAGCATTTCCACTATTATCAGCTTCATAATAATAATAACAATAATTTTCATTAAGACTCGGATCATATTCGTACCAATATGTTAGATCTTGCATATGGTCTTCTATATTACCAATTTTATTTCCACCTAATATAAAAATACCATTATTGCTATGATTATAAACCATAGATTCATAAT